GGCTCACCGGACGTCCACCGTGCGCATGGCGAGCTGAATCAGCGCGTCGTACGACGGGGAGTCCACGGCTTCCCGGGAGAACGTCTCGGCCGCTTCCCGGTGTCCCGCCCTGCGCAGGGCCCGGGACACGGAACCGATGATGCCGAAAGCATTCCCGTCCTGGCCGGACAGCTGGACCGAGACATCCGGGTACGCGGGACCTTCCCACTCCGGAGTGCTCATCGGACGGAGTCCAGACCGAGGGCTTCCAGCGCTCCGCGCATGAGCACAAGCGCAGTGTCCAGGCTGTACACCGAGCCGTCCGTGAACACCCACCGGGTGTCTCCTCCACCGGCCGGTTCGGTGTACAGGAAGTACTCCGAACCGATGGCCTCGCGGTACAGCCGGTTCAGCCGGACCAGTTCGACCTTGTCTTCCATGGTCTTGGTCATGATCTGTTCTCCTATCCCGGTTCGATGATCTCCATGAACTCGAAACCCGCGGGGCCGTCGTTGATCCACCCCTCGATGTACTGCTTCACATCCGCGCGGACGATGTTGGGCTTCGGCTCCAGGCCGTACTCGTTCGCGTAGCCTTCCACGTCGACCGCGACCAGCATGCTGACGCGCACCTTCGTGATCTTCTTTTCCATGACCTTTCCTCCCTGGTCGTGATCGAGTGCCCCCGACAGGATTCGAACCTGTGCGTGCCGGTTTTAAAGCGGCCGCTCTTCCGGCTGAGCTACAGGGGCGGGTGCCGGGATTGGCCCCCCGGCGGGCTTGTACGGCCGTCTGACGCTAGAACCTGATGAGCCTGGCCACCGCCCAGGGGCCACCCCCGCGGGGCTCCACAGGACGGCATTCTGTGGACCGGTAGCGTACCCGGGAGCCGAGAGCCCGCCAGGGCGTGACGTCCCGGTCCCGGGAGGGCTTGTACTCCACCTCAGTGTCATACGCCATGATCTTCGCCCCCTCGGACTGTGCCCTGCGGAGCTCCGCTGCGGTGAACCCTGTCTTCATGACTTCTCGTCCTCCGGCCTGATCTCGTTCGGCTTGAACGCGCACGGCAGCTGGAGGTGGTCGTACTTCCAGTCGAGCAGTACGCCGTAGCCACGGCCGTGGGCATACACCGAGACCACCTTTCCGCGACTGCCCTTGACCGGACCCTTAGCAGACGGGGTGACGACAACCCGGTCACCTACCTTCAGCGGCTTCACGACTTCCCCTTGTCCGACACGATCAGCTGCGTGCCCCCGGCGACGACCTCCACCGAATACCGGATCTCCAGCTTCTGTCGGTACTCGGAGATCATGCTCCGGATCTTCGGCGCCCGCTGTTCCGGGGTCATCCGGTGGCCGTGGTCCCCGAGGCTGTGGTCGACCTGAACCTTCCCCCGGTTCTCTCCGTAGCCGATCATCCGGACCTCGAACCCGGAGCTGTAGTTGTGCCAGCCCTTCACCCGCGTCGTCCAGCTCTCGGCCCGGGCGAACGTCTGACCGAGGTACCGGCTCACTGCGCTTGCCGTTGCCATGACTTCTCCTCTTCAGTTGAGCGCGGCCATTGACGACTGAGCCATCAGGTCGTGCTGGAGATCCTGCTGACGCGTCTGGCCCTCCGGGCACAGGCCGCTGATCATTTGATCGCCGCTGACCATCACGGTGCCGCACTGGGCACACTCGTTCAGGTGGTCGATCCAGTCCGCGTACATCGGCCAGTACGGCATGACCTCCAGCCGGTTCACTGCCGGTACGACGAGCTGGCCTTCGTGTTTCATGTGAGCTCCTTGGTCGTTGTTCAGTTGCGGTGCGTACCTCCAGCCGGTCATGATCCGGCATCTCCAGATTGAAAGCCTGGCGGGCATCCGTTACCCCATGGAGGCTGGCCCGGCGCAAGCCGGGTGTCGTGCTTGATCAGTATTCGTCGTGGTGACTGCTGAGCGTCTGCGAGTAGTGCGAGGGGCACAGGGTCCATGTCACCTTCAGACAGCCGTTCTCGTATGCCTTCAGGTAGCTCTCCAGCGGACCGGAACAGCCCTCGCACTGCTTGAGACTGGGCGGGTGTGCGATGCCGCACTTCGTGCACTTGTCCATGATCATCCTTACTGAACGTTGTCGTCGGCCCACTGCTGGAGCTCAGCAGCGGTCCTGGCATAACGGCAGGCCGAGAATTCCTTGGAGTGCCAGCCGCGCAGGCGCCATTCCGGGCCGACGTAGTCAATGGTGAACGACCACTCCCCGAGCCTGGCCTGATAGGTCTGGTCCGGCCAGCTGGCCTTCTCCCAGGTGAGGTTGGGGTACGCCATCCTCATGGTCAGATCCCCTCGTACATCTCGACCGCGAGTTCCGCGGCCTCGCGGTGGGTTGACGGATTGCCGGTGGACAGGTCGCTGCCGAACATCAGCAGCTTGCCCCGGTAGTTCTGGCTCCTGATCGCGTACGACCAGTCGCCGTCGTACCGGCGACCGACGGTGCCTCCCCCGGTCTTCGATATGGAGACGTGATACCGGCGGCCGATCAGGTACGCGACTTCGTGTTCGAACTTCGTCTGCACGGCCCCTCCCTCAGTACGGCAGGGGTCGGCCGGACGGCGTCCGGGTGTCGATGTCCGGCGGACCGGTCGGCCGCCTGGTCTTCGTGATCTGGATCCTCTTCATTCGGATCCCAGAACCTCAACGCTGGAGATGGCCGTCTGGTGCACGCCCATGCCGCCCTTGCTGTCCCCGGTGACCAGGTACAGACCGACGGCCTTCTGCGGATCACGGGAGACCTCGGCCCACCACACGTCGATCTCGTGCCGGGCAAGGTCACGCTGGAAGCCGATGACCCGATACGGGTCGCCCTGCCAGAACTCCTGATTGGTGACGGAGCCGTCCATGTGCACACCGACCGGATACGGCAGCTTGGTCAGCTGCGTACCGTCGGCGGTGATGTGGTCGGTGTACTCCGACGGCTGAAGAAGAACGATCTTTGGCATGTTTCCCTCCCGGCCGCCCGGAGCTCAGGCTCCGGGCGGCGGTGTCGTCACTGCATACGGCCGGGGCTCGGAGGCTGCGGCCTGTTGTCCCAGGGCCCTTTGGGCTGAAGCCCTCCGGGGCGCTTGGTCCCTGCCATCAGCTGGTGGGGTTGCCGCACTTGGTACAGCGGCCGACCCATTCACCGGACGTGCCCGGAAGGTGATCGCCACCCGAGGGGCAGCTGCCGAACAGAGTGGAGAGAAGCCGGACGATCTTGTTCATGTGGTCTCCTGGCACTCGGTGGTCAAGGCTGATCAGCCTCGCAGGCTGCACAGACCGGAGGCTGTGCAGCCGGGCGGAGATCAGATCTCGCGCACACGCCCCGCCCATGCCTGACGGACGATGCCCTTGTGCTGAGCCGTTACCTGGCTGTAGCGGGCGGACGGCATGACCCGCGTGCCGTCCTGCCGGATCCAGGCGATAGGCGTCTCGTAGCTGTAGACCACGTAACCGGCCGACTCGGCATCGGCCTTGTATTCGTGGTCCAGCTTTCCTGTGCCCTGGCACCCGTACGCGGCCGACAGGGCACTGTTCGCGCTCCTGAAAGGTGAACAGCCGCGCAGACTGTCCAGTGCCTTTTCCCGCTGGTCCTGCCCCATTGCCATAGCTAGCTCCTCTTCTCGTCCTGCTTGGTCAGCTGGTCGAATACCGACTGCCGGAACGGCAGCTCGCAGCCGGTGAACGCGGGCCTGCCGTTCGGTCCGTGGGGACCGAACAGCTTGCCCACGTAGCCTCGCTCCGTTTCGGTGATCTCACCGACAGTGGCACCGTCCCGGGTGAAGTCCCAGCGGTTCCAGAGACCGTTGCCCACCCGGACCGGGCTGATGCGGACCGTGCTGTACGTGGCACCCATGATCAGCCTCCATTCAGCGGACAGTCCGCTTCGGTGTGGAAGTCGGACGCGTTGTCCTGAGTGATCACGCTGTAGCCGCGCATGCCGTACTTGACCGGAAGGCGGAACTCCCGCGGACGGGTCTTCCAGGTCTGGGTGGACCCGTTGCGACGCCAGCGCTCGATGCGCTCCTTCACGCCGCCACGGGGTCCCGTCTCGCGGGTACAGGTGCCGTAGTGGAAGTCGTTGACGCTCAGCGCCTGATTCTTAGTGACCATTACCCCTCTTTCGCTTCCTTGATCTTCTTGAACAGCCAGCTGACGTGCCGGGGAGTGCAGCGCAGATGCTGCGCCGATACGGAGAGACTGAGGCGGCGCGGCAGCGGGACGGCGTAGATCTCCTCCGCTGCCAGGCGGCGCTCCGCGGGATGCAGGTACTCGGGGGGATCGCCGTACACCGCGCGCTTCACGGCTTCCATGTCCGGCTCGTACGGCTGGTAGTCCCGCTCCCTCCGGGCTCCGTCCCGGTCCCTTCGGCAACCGCCGCAGTAGAACCGGAGCTTGCCTTCGCTCATCGTGGCCATGCGTGTCGCGGGGTAGGCGTGCCGCCCCGCCGGACATGTGCCGTCCACAGTTACAAGGTGACGGGCACGCGGTGCACGTCGCGGGCGTGGGTCCACTCCGTGACCTGTGCGGCCGTCCACGGAAAGTCTCCGCCGTGAACCGCGAGCTTCCCGTGCTCGGAGCAGGTCACGAGGACCCGTCCCCGGACCTCCTTCTTAGTGATCTTGAATCCCTTTGCATCCATGGCTGGTCCTCCTTGGTCTGTGTTCCTGCGTACCGGGCGGGGGACTCGAACCCCCGGGGGCGTGCTGATCACGCGAGCACCCGCTGGATATCCCCGGCATGGCCTCCGTCCGGACCGGCTTCCCCGCCCGAGGCGGTCGCGGCCCGTTCCATCCGGACAGAGGGGTCGATCAGTGCTCCAGGTCATAGTTGCTGTTGCCCCGGTCCAGCAGCGCGCCGAACTTCTCGCTGCCGTACAGGATGTCCTGGCTGGAGAACATCAGGACGTTGTTCGTCACCGTGCCGTCACTTTCGTACAGCAGATCCCGCAGCCGGGCTCCCAGGAAGCCGTCGCGAGCAGCGAGCTTCTTCAGCAGGAAATGCGCGTGCCGGGTGCCGGTCACTTCGTAGACCTTCCAGCCGCGCTCCCAGTTGACTGCGAGCTCCAGACAGGTCGGCCTGGCAGCAGTGCTCATAGCGATCTCCCTGTGGTCCTGTTCAGTTGGTCGTTCCTGCGTACCTCCAGCCGGTCACGATCCGGCATCTCCGGGCTGAGAACCCGGCGGGCATCCATTACCCCATGGAGGCTGGCGGGCCCTCCACCGTAGCCGGTGGAGGGCCTTTGATCAGTACAGTTCACGGGTGGTGCGATTTACAGACCGTAGGACTTCAGGTACGCCTGAACCCGGCCGTTGTACTGCCGCCGCACCTGCTCGGTGTCACCGCTGGGGGAGACGACTTCGTGCCCGTCCTCGGTCACCCGGGCCACTGTGCCCCTGCTGGTCTCGGCCTCCTGGTACTCAGTCCGTGAGGCTGGGTGACTGATGAGCACTTGCCAGTCGACCGGCTCGGTCAGGTCACGCATGGTCAGTTCTCCCGGGTCGTGGTCTGGGGCACCTTGGGGAGGTGCCGGGCGATCAGGTCCACATCGCTCATGGCGTCTCGCACGGCCTGCTCCAGCGAGGAGCGCACAGCCATGGGGTGCGTCGCACCGTCGGGCGAGCTCACCCAGCTGACGCTCCACATCTCGCTCAGCCGGTCGTAGGCCGCGGAGTAGTTTTCTCCGCGGTAGGTGAAGGTGTAGGCGGGCTGGGCCTTCAGGTGGACGTCCTTGAGGCCGGGGACGGCCGAGTGCCGCCGGACGGTGATGTCCTTGTCCATGATCTCTCCGTCATTCAGTTGGACTGACCTGGCTCGTCAGGACCGGGAGGTGATCTCCGGCCGACCGGCTCGCGCCGGTTTCGCCTTATCGGGGGATAGCGATGATCAGGTCAGCTGGTCGGTCCAGACGATCCGGGTGTCCCGGTCGTAAGGAGCGGCGTACCGGGTCGGCCCGCAGTCGATGATCACGCGCTCGGGGTCGGTCTGGCCGTTCACGATGAAGGGCTCGACGACCACAGCAGCGATGGCGCTGGGCCACCGCTCGGACCCCTTGTAGGCGACCGGCGTGCCGAGGGGGAATTCCATCATGGTGTGCTCCTTGTTGTGATCTTCAGTTGGTGTGCGGTTGGTCCCTCCGGGCCCGACTCGAACGGGCAGTCACTCCAGTGCGGGGTCATATCTGGACTTCGACTGTGAGCGGAGGGTCGTGTGTAGTGCGTCACCGGCGGCCCCGTGAGATGCAGTCTGTAGCTCGCTGCCCTTACGCCGTTGCTGGCCGGTGCTTCCGACTCGTCCTTTGGGAGGTACGGTGACTGACCCTCATGCCAGCCGCGCCCGATCTCCTACTCGGTTCGTCTACCGGTTTTGCGGAGGTCCGGTGCCTGTCTCCAGCTGCGACGAGCGCTTGAGGTCTGCTGCGTGACCCGCCCGGTTATGTTCCGGGCTCCGATCCTGCGGGGGAGGAGAAGATCTCGACTCCCGATCCGCTGCCCCTGTGGGGTGATCCGGTGAGGCTGACCGTAGCGTCCTCTTCCCGATCTTCCCCGGGCTCCGGGGGGATTGGACCCCCGGTGGCTCGGTCGTGCTGTTTTGTTGTTCTGCTTTAAGTAAACAGCTAATCCGGCTCGTTGTAAAGTTTCGATCAACGCCCTGACCTGGGGCTTTAAAAATAAACCGTGATTTTTAAGGAAGAAGGGGCCCCGAAGGGCCCCTCAGTCAGCGGACGACGACGTACCGGCGGGACGGCACGGCCAGCCACTTCACGACCCCGTCCCCCTGATCAGGGTCGATACCGAGGACGCGGCAGACCGGAAGCTTCTCGCCCCAGCGCTCAACCGTCTCCGGCTGGACGTCCAGGATCTTCACCACCCGCTCCCCCTTGCGGACGATGCCGCGTTCCCTGACGGGGAACACCTGCGCGATCCGGTCCCCGGGGGCCAGGTCCGTGACCTGGACGACGGTGTATCCCTTTTCCATGATCTCTCCTCGTGCTGGTCTGTGATCTTGTTCCAGGCTGACGGCCTGAGGGGGTGCAGGGACGTCAGCCCCTGCACCCGACCGGTCTCTCAGCGTCCGAACCACCGTGAGCCGAGGTCTGTCACGATCTCCCGGGCCGTCATTTCGTTCTTGATCGGTGACCACGAGTGTGTACCCGGCTTGTGTTCCCTGATCATCCGAACCTTGGCGTAGATGCCCCGGCAGAACACGAGGTCTCCGGCCTCAAGTGTCGGATCATTCGCGTCCTTGCGCAGCGCTTCCAGCCGTTCCCGCTGTCCCATGATCAGTTCCCTTCCCTCAGGTCCCGCTCGACCTGCGCCAGCGCTTCCTCGGCGCTGAGCGCCCGCGCCCGGTAGACGCCTTCGTCGGCTCCCGCGTCCTCCAGCTGCCTGCGGCCGGTCATGAGCGGACGGAGCTCGCTCTCCTGGTACGGGCCGAGGACGCTCACCGGAGCCCCCTGCGAAACCCCCACGAGGTACAGCTTCTTCTCCATGATCAGGTCTCCCGGATCACGCGCACGGTCTGCGGCAGGCCGAGGGAGTCCCGGCTGCCCTTGTCGGTGTACACCATGGCGTCCGTGCCGTTGGCGTGCTTGCGGGCGGACCGGACAGCCCCGAACTCGGGGTCGTCGGCGAACACGTCGCCCGGCTTCAGTGCGGTCTCGATGTTGTCCAGCGTGAGCCGGATGGTGATCGTCTTCTTCATGGTCACTTCTCCTTGTTCCTCAGGACTTCCACGGCGTTCATGATTTTCCAGGGCACTTCGGTGCCGTCCGACTTCCGGACCAGAGTTCCCCAGCTCTCGTGCTCCGTGCTGGAGAGCCACGGGTCGATCCGGTCGGCCGCCGCATCGCACGAGCCCGCTCCCGCGAGGCAGTTGCAGCAGAACCTGATCTTCTCCGCAGTCAGGTGTGCGTACATCTCCGGCAGCCACTTCCCGGAGACCGTGAGCCAGTTCTTCAGGATGGTCAGTTCGTCGTCGTCGCCGTCCCAGCTGTCCCCGTCCCCGGAGAGCCAGCCGATCTGCTCCACCACTGCGTCCGCCAGTTCCCGGTAGGCCGTGTGGTCGGACAGCGTGGGGTCCGTCAGTACGTCCTCCTGGAGCTCGGTCAGCGCCGTGTCGATCTCGTGCTGAGACCAGCTGAGCCGACGGAGGGCTGCCTGGAGGACATCGCGAATCGGCATGGTCAGTGACCTCCGGCCAGCTCGGCTGCCAGCGCGTGCGCGTCGTCCTCGGTCATCCGGGCACCGCTGGACACCGGACGCGTGTCGTTCGCGGTGTACGAGACGACGCTCCACTTGTCGCCCTGCTTCTGGACGCGGTAGCCCTGCGGACCGGTGAACACCCACCTGTTGCAGATGAACGACATGCCGTTCGGATTGCCTGTGGGGTAGTCGGTTTTACGTGCCATGATCAGTCCTCCCTCGGGGTGAGCTTCTTCGTGACGAAGATCTGCTGCGCCTCGTACATGGCGCCATGGTCGTAGAACCGGCCGCCGCCCGAAACCGGCCTGCCGGTCAGCCCCGGCTCGAACGTCAGCTCCCGCTTGGCGAAGGACCGGCCTTCGCGGTCGACCGCGTTCACCTCGCTGCTCGGACCCTCCGAGAAGACGGCGACGATGCCGCGCCCCCGGTCCTCGGTCCGGTGCCGGTACTTGTCCCTGGCCATGATCTTCCTTTCATAGACGGAGCCGGGAGGCGTCTGCCTCCCGGCCGGGATGGTGGGTCAGAGCGCCCGCAGGCGCTCACCGTTGAACAGGGCCGTGCTGCCGTCGTCCCGGACGACCTCGAACCAGCCATTGAAGTACTCGCCACCGGGGTCACAGCTGCCGCCGCGGGTGAACTGCGCGTGGCCGACGCTGCCGGTCTTACGGTCGTAGTCGAGCACCCGCAGACCGGCGCGGATGGCCACACCGTTGCTGGTGCGGTACTCGGGGGTCTTGTTCATGCGGATTGCCTCCCAGATACGGCTCGGTGTGATCTCCCCGGTCTCCGCTGCAAGGAGTCCGACCGTTCCGTCGATGTCGACGTCGGCAGGGTTGCCGTTGCTGTGCTTGATCGTGAACAGGACCGCTTCGCGGATCATGGTCATCTTTTCGGCTGCCGTGGCCGGAACGCCGCTGTCGACGGACAGGACGACCTCCGTCAGGTGGGTCGGGTTCTTGATCGAGAAGTAGGTGCGGTGCACGGTGTAGTGCGTGATCCGGTCGAGCCGGAACCTGCGGTAGTCGCCCGACTCGCGGTCCATCGTCTTGACCAGGACGTCACCAGCGGCCGACACGCTGATCCGGTAGGGCTCCACGGTGCGGACAACATTCCGGCCGCTGGCCGTGACGTACGAGATCGTCACCGGGTGCTGCTTGGCGATGGCCCGCTCGATGACGGTGCGGAGGGTCTGGGTGCTGGTGACGGTGCGCATGATGATCACTGGTCCCTGGTCTGTTTCAGTTGTTTAGTTAAACAGTACACCCTGCGCCAAGCGGCTCACAACACGCTCAGTCCGCCGACTTCTCCAGCGCCAGCGCGATCCCGGCTTCCAGCGTGACCACCGGCTCATAGATCTTGGACATGCGCAGCGTGCTTCCGACACGGTGCCGGACGCCGGTCGGCTTGTCGGCCCGTTCCAGGATCTCCGGGGAGTATCCGACGGCATCGGTGATCATTTCTGCCAGGTCGTCGAAGCTGGTCCCGCGTCCGGTGCACAGGTTGACCGGATCCTCGGTGCCGTCCTCAGCCACGGCCAGCGCACCCGCCACCACATCGCTGACATGGATGAAGTCCCTGACGCACGAGCCGCACCAGACCTCGAAGGGGTCCTGGCGCTCCAGTGCCCGGCGGACGAAGGCCGGGAAGGGGTACGTGTCGTCCTGGTCCGCGCCGTATCCGCTGAACGGCCGGACCACGCTGACCGGTACGCCGGTCCGGCGCAGCTCGTGCGTCAGCACCTCTCCGACGACCTTGCTCCAGCCGTAGACCTGGTCCGGCCGGGAGACTCCTCCGTCCCGGGTGACGTCTACCGAGAACTCTCCCAGACCACCCTGCGTGGAGGGGGAGGAGGGCTCCCCGTCCTGTGCCCACACGGGGTACGCGGCGGAGCTGGAGAGGTAGAGCACCCGTCCCGGACGGGCCAGCGAAGCCCAGCGGAACATGTCCGCGTCCAGTCCGAGGTTCACCGCGGTGGCCAGCGGAGCCCCGTCGATCGTCTCCCGCCCCTTGATCACAGCAGCGGCGTGAACCACCAGATCGAACTCCTTCTTCAGAGATTCCGAGCTCTGGAAGAACCTCCGGCAGTCCTGGCTCTTCGTGGTCTTGATGTCCAGGCCGGTCACGTCGTAGCCGCGCCGGACGAGTTCAGCCTCGAAGTGACGGCCGAGGAACCCTTTGTTGCCGGTGACGAGTGCCTTCATGATCAGTCCTCAGAGAGTAAGGGCGGGAGTGAGACCGGCGGCAAGAGCGAGCGTGAACGCCTGCTCCGCCAGCTTGATGCAGCGGGGCGGCAGACAGTGCAGGTCCCGCTCCCGGATCATGCCGTCGATGGCTGCGTGCGTGTTGTAGTGACAGTTCGGGCACAGCACGATCATCGGAGTGTCCACCAGGACTCCGGCCGCGTGCCACCAGGACTCCGGACAGATGTGGTGCTTGTTGACCACAGCACACGTGTGCCCCCGGTACAGCTCGCACTGCTGCGGGCGGATCACGTTGTCCGTGACCAGCAGGGTTTTGATCATTACGCGGCCCCCCTCCTCCGGCGCGCACGCTGGCCCGCTGCATGGCACTTCCGGCAGAACTTCTTCCCCTTGTGCCGGTACGTGTTCTTCTCGTCGTACCGGTGACCATGGATGCACTTCTCCGGTCCGTCGCGGGTGGCCTTCTTCCTCACCACGCGTTCCCCCTCCCCGAGGTGTTGCGGTCCCCGTCCGTATCGTGCCAGACCCATTTCCAGGTCCGCCGGTTCAGGTGCTCGATCTTCGCTCCCGCGTTCCGCAGCGCGTGCCAGGCCCCCCAGTCGTCGCAGGGATTCTCCTCCGGTCCCAGGGGCTGGAAGCCCCCGGTGCTCCGGAACAGCTCTGTCCTGACGAGCACCGTGGTCGGGATGTAGTTCTGCTCGTTGAGCGCGTTCGGGTCGAACGGCTGGCCCTCGAACATCGGGAACGGATCCCACCCGTTCTCCACCTCGAACCACGGGTAGACCATGTCGGCTCCGGTCTGCTCGGCATGCATGAGCAGGAGTGCGACGTGCTCGGGGAACCAGAGATCGTCCGAATCCAGCACGGCCGACCACTCGGTGCCCACGGCCGCCAGCGCCCGGTTCTTCGTGGCAGCGGCACCTTCGTGGTGATGATCGACGGAGACGCTGATTGCGTCCACCGGACGGGTCTGCATCAGCACACTGTCCAGTGCGGAATGCAAGCGTGTCTGCACACGGGGAGTGTGTGCAGACACGACGGCTGTTACGCCTGATTTCAAGGTCACTTGTCGTACGCCTCCCGGATCCTCTTGACCGCGTAGGGCAGAGAGTTCTGCTGGTACGCCAGCCAGGCTTCCCGGTCCGCCCGGTCCTGCTCCGACGAGTTCGCCTCACGGTACCCGTCGTCCATCGGGGCCTTGCCCGCAGCCGGGTGGATGTGCTCGATGACCACGTCCGGCCGGTAGACCAGGCCGTCCAGTCCGGCGCCCAGCTCCTTCCAGAAGTTGTCCAGGTACAGGTGGACCATGGTCGCCGGAACCATGTAGCCGAGCTCCTTGATGATCCTGCTGTGCATGAAGACGGCCGTCGGCAGGTTCGCCCCCTGGAGGAGGTCATTGCCGTAGACGACCCGCGGTGCGCCCTCCAGAAGTGAGTCCATGATCCGCTTGTCCCATTCCGGGGTCCGCGGGCAGTGGTCGTCCCCCATGAAACCGATCACGTCGTACGCCTCCCGGTAGAGCTGGGAGACATGGTTCAGGGTCCGGCCGAGACGCGCCCGGCGCTGCATGACCGTGATCCGGCGCAGGCCGAGCGAGAGATAGTCGTCCAGCGCCGGATCGTCATGATCGACCACGTACAGGAAGTCGGCCTCGATCGTGCCGGTCTCGGTGAGTGCGGCCTCCAGCCGGACGATGTTCTCCGGCCGTCCCCGGGTGGGGACGATCACCAGCATCGGGTCTCTGCTCACTTTTTGATCACTTTCTTCAGGAGGGTTTCATCCATTTTCTGGAGCCGCATATTGCGCAGCGAGCCGCTGACGGCCAGCGCCAGCACGGCGACCGCGCCCAGGCAGACCGCAACGGCGATCAGCATGGTCACGACCATGGGCAGGAGGATGACGGCGATCACCGCGACGATCGCGAGGATCACGCACCCCGCCAGGAGCAGGATGAAGTACGGGGTGTACTTGTCCAGGACGCTCTGTCCCGGGTTCTGGTCGACCGGCGCTGTACTGGCGGGCGCCTGGTGGTAGTGGATGTGGACGTGCTGTCCCTGGTCTGTGTTCGTGAGCGGCTGCGTCCGCAGGTACTCGGTGAGTTCCCCGAGGCGCTGCCGCCGCTCGATCTCATTTTCCATAGTGGTCCGCGATCCAGACGATGGTGAGGAACAGGCCGACCCAGAAGATCAGGTCTCCGTTCCCGCTGTGACGGCGACGGTGTCCCCGGCGCCCGTGGTGATGCCTAGGCACGGTCGCGCTTGCGGCCGTGCGACCAGAGCGGAATGGCGACAGCGGCGGTGACTGCTCCGATCAGGAGCATGGTCACCAGGGTGCCGCCGACAGGGAGATCGACACTGTCCCCGGGGAGCAGGCTGGCGAACAAGTAGATCTCTATGAGGGCACCCACAAAGACGACGATCTCCGCCGTCCAGCGGGCAAGGATACGAGTCATGATGATCTTTCCGTTTCTCTGTGTTCAGTGTTCCTGACACGTGATCGTGTCAGGCGGGGAGAGTCTTAGGCCAGAGGGGCTGTCAGGAGCCTTTGACACGGCTTCTGACAGCCTTTCTGACACTGTCTGACACTGTCAGCTGACAGCTGTCTCGGAACGCCTCTTGATGGCGTACGGGGGCTTCGTTCCCTCCACCAGGCGTCCCTCCTTTACCAGCCGTGTCAGCTCCTGGTAGATCCAGGTGCGCTGGCGGCCGGTCACTGCGGCGAGATCTTCGAGGTCTCCGAAGCCCACCGAATCGCGGCCCCCGGCTTCCAGATCGTCGATCCTTCCCTCGATCAGCGCACGTGCATCCTCGGTGCTCATCCGGTCACGCTCGGGCGACCCGAAGGCCACCCGGGGACCTACCGGAGGCTGAAGTTCCTGTGTCACATCCACCACTCCTTCGTCGGTCGGGACCGCGTGTAGGTCCCGCCTCACATCCTCTTCGGGTACTTCCCTGTCGGCCGGAACGCTCGGCAGCGCGGCCAGGAACTGCTCGTCCTGGAGGATGATCCCCCGGCCGAGGATCTGCTTCGTCCCGGCGTCCAGGTGTGCCCAGTACCGCTTCGTGTCCCTGATCGACGTGCGCTTCTGCTCGTACGTCGTGGCGAGCACCTTGCCGTCCACGGACCAGTGCAGCTTGTCCGTGCCGACCAGCTCCGCATACAGCGAGCCGGGGGATTCGTTGCCCCACTTGGTGGGGTCCGCCCCTGCGTCGAGAGTGTTCGAGTTCAGGGAGTACTTGGCATCCTGGGCTTCCTGGCACCCGTGGGCCAGCGACTGGCCGAACTGCCCGCGGGTCTTGCGCGCCATGTTGTCGTGCGGTGCGGTCTGCATCGAGATGCAGAGGTGGATGCCTATGGAGCGGAGCTTGCGCACTGCTTCGTCCAGCTCATCAGCGATCAGATCGGCGACGTCGGCCGCTTCCTCGATGTCGATGAACACTGCCGGGATCCCGTGCAGGGTGTAGCACTCCGGGATCCACTCCTTGTACCCGACCTGGCCGTTTGCCCTGGTCAGGGTGCCCAGCAGCCCGGCACGGTAGACCACGGCGTCCGGCAGGTTCTTGATCAGCTTTTTGACCTCGGCCGGGGTCTTGGCCGCGATCTCCAGGCAGTCCGCGATGTCCCCGAAGCTCTGCGCGAACTTGGCGGGGTCTCCCACGATCGGCACGATGTCCGTGCGGGAGCGCATCTCGATGATCGCCGTGCAGATCGTCTCCGTCTTCCCGGAGCCGGTCATGCCGGTGCACAGCGTGTGGGACAGCACCCGGGGGTTGGCGGGGTCTCCCGACCCGACCAGCCACCAGGCGATCTCGCTGCCGTTCATGCGGTAGCCCAGACGGATCGGGGCATCCGCGATGGACTTCCCGGGGTGGGACGGACCTGTCCAGGCCAGGACTTTGTCCATGTCCACGGGCTGGGTGAAGGCCAGGTCAACCTGGTCCGCACGTCCCTTGACCGGCCGGACGGTGACCTGGTCCGTCCCCATGCTGACGGCCGAAGCGATGGTGTCCCGGGCTGCCTGGACATCCGCCACGGTGGCTCCGCCCCGGGGCATCTGCACCCGTGCCTCCACCGCTTCGTCGTCCCCCTTGATCTTCTTTGTCCGGGCTCCCTTCAGCACGCCCACACGACCGCCCAGCGGGTCGGGCTCGCTGACCTGCTTGTCGTTCTCGCTGGAGGGCTTGAGACCGGCGTGCCGGATACCCCACAGGATGCCGAGAGCGACGGTTCCGAGCAGCCAGGCACTGACCATGCCGGAGTTGAAGGGGCTGGACGCGGCCGCGAAGGTGATCCAGCCCAGTACCAGGGCGGTGAACACCGTGGCCACCCGCTGGCTCTCCCGGCTGCGGCGGCCCCAGGTCCAGTACGTGGAGGCGGTCAGGATCGTGGAGACCACAGCCAGGACAGCGATCCAGACCGGATCGTCCCCCCAGCCCCAGTGGGCGAGAACGGCAAGCGGCATAGCAGCCAGGCTGAGCAGTACCGGCGCCGAAAAGGGAGCCGTTTTCTCAGCCATCAGCCAGCCGAATCGTGCACCGAAGTTGATGCTCATCCTGGCCACCCCCTAACGACCGCGAGTGATGTTGAAACCGCGCTTGGCCTGCGGCTTTGCCGCTCCCTGCTCCAGATCGTCCAGGCAGCTTTCCATGATCCGCCAGGAGGCTGCCATGTCGGCGGCCGCGTCAGCGGCGTGGTCGGCGGCCGCGCCGAACTTGCGGGAGATCTTCCGCAGCGCGGCAGCCAGCTTGATCTTGTCCCCGAGGGTCATGCGGCCGTCCGCGGACTCCCGGGCCTTGCGCTTGGCGTCTTCCTTCATCCCGCCGGACGCCAGTGCGATGATCACTGCGATGCGCATGAACAGTGCGCGTGCGTCCTCGACATAGGCGTGCATCTCGACCTGGTCACCCAGATCGCCGTCCTCCAGGGTCTTGATCAGATCCAGCAGGTTGCTGTGCTTTCCCCCCTTGCCCGAGGACATCGTGCCCCGGGTGCCCGGGGGGAAGATCTCTCCGGTGCCGTTGGGGAACGTGGAGTCGGGTCCCAGAGGGTGCCCGAATCCGTCCGTGCCCCGTGCTGTGGCTTCGTCCGCGGTCAGCGTGGTCCGGTTCGCCGGACGCTGCATGCCTGCCGGGTAGTCCGGCGCAGACGGCCAGCCGTTGTGCTCAGCCATGGTTCTCTCCATCCCTCTTCTCGGTGTTCCTGATCTTCAGACGTGTGCGGGTGATCGCCTTGGCGATGCTGTCTTCCGAAGCGCCCGGGAATTCGAGCCGGACCGCTGTCCTGACCGCTGTCCCGTCCATGTCCGGCGCTTCGGACAGGAGGGACAGGACATAGGACGAGACACTGCGTGTCCTGTCCAGGGGGACGACTGTCCGTGTCCTGTCCGGCCGTCCTGTCCGGCCGTCCTGTCCGGCTGTCCGTGTCCTGTCCGGCTGTCCGTGTCCTGTCCGGCTGTCCGTGTCCTGTCCGGCTGTCCTGTCCAGGCCGAACAGCTCCACGGGGATGTCCATGGCCTTGGCGAGTGCCCGGACAGCCTTTTCCTTGTCCGTGTCCAGGGAGGCGGACAGTGTCCCGTCCGGCTCCGGCCGGATGTCCTGGACGTCCGGCTCCGGCGTTGTGTCCTGCCCCAGTGCGCGGCGCTCGGCTTCAATGGAGTCCCGTGTCCGGGCGAGCCTGCGGCGCTCAGCCGTCAGGGCCAGCTCCGTGCCGGTCTCTGCACGCTCCGCCGCCAGCCATTCCTCGTGTTCCGCGGAGAGCTTCACGGCCGTGTGGTTCATGACCACCGACCACATGCTCTTCGCGATGGCGGAGACCAGCGCACCTCCGATGCCCACAGCCAGGAAGCTCCGTCCGTGGCCGTTGAGCACGCCGTATGCATAGCCGTGACCTGCGATGAGGACCATGCTGATGCCCAGGGCCGACCAGCCAGCCCGGCGGGGAATGCGTGCGCGGGCGGGGTCGTAGCGGCCCAGCCATTCAAGGATCATGCAGACGATCCAGGCCAGGTCGAAGACCCCGGCGACGGTGTACGCCACCCAGCTCGGGGCCACCATGGACAGCAGGTCCCCGATGGACACCGTGCTCCAGGCCATGGCGCCCAGGACGGACAGGGTGGTCGCGGCCCGGACAGTGGACAGCGCGACGGCGTCCCAGTCTGTCGGGACAACCGGGACCTGGACCTCGTACTCCTGGGAGACGGGGTGTGTCTTGTCCCCCACCGTCCTGGACACCATCCGTGTCCTGCGCTCTGTCCTGGTTCGCATGGCCTGTCCTCCCTGGTCGATTTTCTTTAATCGGTCCAGTCAATGTACGGGGCAGCCAGCGCGCTTGTCCAGTGCTGTATTACCCGGGGTTGTCCAGGACGTTGACTGGACATGTCCAGCGGCATATTTGTCCAGGTGGACTGGCACACCGTGTCCTGTCCAGGAGCGTCCTGCCGGGATGTCCTGTCCCGGGACGGCGCACGGACAGGTGTACGGGCGCACCCGGGGGCGCATTGGACAAGGGGGGCAGACAAGACAAAGACAGGACAGGACACCGTGTCCTGGTGTCCTGTCCTGTCTTGTCCGGGTGTCCTGTCCTACAAGCGGTCACCCAGCTGGATCTCGTCGATGATGTTGGTGAGCTCCAGCAGCCAGAAGGTGAAGATCGCCCGGTCCCGCCGGGGCATGCTCCTGACGATCTCCCGGGCCCTGGTCCCGTTCTCGTTGAACACCGCGCACAGTGCTTCGACTTCCGCCCCGGCCGGTACCTCACTGTCCCGCTTCTCGGGCGGATCGGTGCTGTCTTCGAGTAGGTCTGTCATGGTCGGTTCTCCTTGCCCAGGGTCGGGTTCATTGCGGATGCCCGCCGCCCAAGCTGCATCTACGCCATCTTTCCACCCCATGTAGGAAAAATCATGATCCTGGTCGCCCTTCTCTTCGATCTCGCGCAGACGGCTCGGAACCGGCACACCCCGGTACGTCCGTCCGTTGTTTCCCATGATCGTTCTCCCTCGTCCGGCAGGTATCGTTATACGGATGCCTGTTTAATTAATCCGTAACCGAACGGACTGATCCGCTCTGGTTACCGGTCCGTAGAGTAGGAAAGTCCGGAGGTTCCCTTCTCCGGACCTTCCAGAACCACCCCTCAACGAGGCCCAGCCCCTCTTCTCCTAGGAGTTTTCGCTGGTCAGGGAGTGGTTTAACGAATCGGTCAAAACGGTCATTGCCCGATTCCTCCTGATCCGCGGGTAGTTATACACCCCGTCCGGCGGTTTGCCGGGTGTGCACGACCCACTTCCAGGTCTTCGCGTCCAGGTGCTCGAACACCGCGCCGTGATCGAGAAGCCTGATCAGGTACGCCTCGTCCTCACCCCGGTACCGGCCGTCCGGCAGGACTTCACCGGGCGGGAATCCTCCGGCGTCGCGCACCGCCTGCGTGCGCACGAGGTGCGTCATGGGGATGAAGGAGCCGCGCATCCTCAGGTGCTTGTCGAACTCCGGGCACCAGCGCAGGCCCCAGGGAGGGGTCGGGAACCGTCCCTGGTAAGTCACTGCCGTGGGGTCCTTCCCGCCGACCATGCGCGGCCGGGGGTAGACGAGTGTGACCTCCGGCCGCTCCTTGAGCACCCGGAGGTTGGCGATCAGGTGGTTCGGCTCCAGAAGGTCATCATCGTCGAGCCAGGCGATCACGTCGGTCTCCACCCGGGCCAGCAGCCGGTTGCGTGTGGCTGCTGCGCCCGTCCTTTCCCGGTCCCGCTCGATCAGGATCTGGTCGGGCTTGCGGCGCTGGATCCTTACCGTGCGCATGGCGTTGGCCAGCATGCGCTCCCGGCCGTCGATGGTCGGGATGCACACAGCCACGGTGAGCCGGTCACCGCTCACAGCGCAACTCCTTCCCCGGGGGTCCAGCGCATGGCGTCCGGGGACGTCAGCAGGGCTCCCGCGGCGGGGAGCGATCTGAAGATGGCTGCCGCTGCCTCGCTCGTTTCTCGCAGCTGCCGGGCCATCTTTACGCAGATCTCTCCCAGCTCGCAGATCTCCCGCGGTCCCAGCGCCTCTTCCTGCTCGTCCGCAGGTCCGGTGATCAGGGGCACGGGGCATTCGCCTCGCTCGTCCACAGGGTGTTCGAGCCGGTGCCCGCGCACTTGCGGACGCGTCCCTGGCGGCGCAGCCGGTCCAGGGAGAGGTAGGTGATGGTGGTGTCCAGGCCCAGGGCTTCGGCGATCTGATTGCGGGTGAACGATCCGCTCTGCTGGAGCAGCTTGAGGATCTTCTCGTCCCGCTCGATCGTCTCGATGGGACGGGGTCGTCCCCTGGGTCGCTTGGTGGTGGTCATGGTGGTACCCCTTTCAGTAAATCGGGTCAATTTACCTTAACAGCAGAACCCCCTGTGGCGGGAGGGGCAGTCAGCATCCGGGGTCCGCCCAGACGTCTGCCGCCGGGAGGGGCCAGCAGGGATTGCTGTGGACATGTGCGGCCCGGATCCACCAGTCGTGGATGCGCATCACCTCGGCATACGTCTTGAAGGGCTTCCCGGAGTCCCGCGAGTCCCAGCTGGAACTACGGGAGCCGACGTCGAGATTGAGCCTGTCCGTACCGGCGCGGAGCGCATCGACGGAGGGCCTGGCCCAGCTGTCCTCGAAGAGGATGCCGATCAGGACGATCTGGTCCCCGATCAGGCTCACCCGGTCGATCCGGCCGACGTGCTCACCCCGGGAATGGTCGTGGATCATCAGTGAAAGCATGTCCTCGGGAGCGAGGGGAACATCCGGGGTGTGTTCCAGGATGCGGCCGTCCGTTGTGACCTTGTTGATGTACCCGGCCACAGCGATGAAGCGGATGGTCATGATCTGTTCTCCTTGGTCGATTTCTCAGTCGGCCGGAAGGGGGAGGGGAACCTCCTCGGTGTCCTGCTCCAGCCTGTCCAGAAGGGCACTGTGCTCCCGCTGGAGGTCTTTGTAGAAGCGGTACAGCCGCTCGTACTCCTGACGCAGTACGCGCCGCGGAGGGTGAGGTACAGCCTCCGCGGCGCGTGGTGTGACCGGTGGCCCGGCGCGGTGCCTGCCCACGGTCAGATCTTGTTCGTGGCTATCAGGAAGATCAGCGCTAGCGCGGTGAGAAACACCAGGCAACCGATGAGCTTCATCATGAGGGCTCCTTCTTGATCACGGGGTTGCCGTGACATCCGTCGATCCATGCTGTGATTTCCACAGCCCGCTGGGCACGCTCCTCGTCCAGCCTGTTCAGCATCCGGCTCAGGTGCGTGCTGGCGTAGTCGATGCCGGGCCCCGGACGGCACTCCTCGCAGGTACAGGGAGGATCCGTCCAGGGGAAGTCGGTCATCAGAACCCGCCCTCCAGGCGACGTCCGTTGCCTTCGTCGTTGACCAGGTCGAGAACTGTGCTGACCTGGCGGTGGTAGTCCCGCAGCTCGTCGTCCAGCATGTTGCCGAGGAGTCGTCGGGCTTCGTCCGTACGGCCTTCGATCACGGCATAGACGACGGCGGTTTCGGCGAAGGTGGTTACGGAGGGTCTGTTCATGTCGGTCTCCTGGTCGTTGTGCGGATGTGCTCAGACGGTGGCCCGGTTGACGTACGCGTCCCGGATGCTCTCGTCATGGGCGGCCGCCTGCGCCAGCGCACGGGCGGCCGGGAGGGTCAGGGCAACGACCTGGCTGCCGTCCCTCTGGGTCTTGCGGGTGGTGACACCCTCCACCACGGAGAATCCGGTGGTGAACCTCTCGCAGGTGACCAGCTCCCGTTCACCGGGAACGATGGACACGCCACGGTTGACGACGGCGTACCGGGTGCGCTCCCCGGCCTCCACGAAGATGCGGATCTCCGTCCAGCGGCACGTGGAGCAGTGCTCCCGGCGGGGGATGAACGTACCCGCTTCATGACCCTTGTGGCGCGGCCGGTGCGAGGACCCCACGCCCAGGAACGTCCCGGTGACGGTGAACGTCTCGTTGTACTGGTCCGTGAAGGTCCAGACACCTTCGGTCCCGGCATCGTCCTCCCCGGGGAGCTGCGTGTTCGTATTCACTGGTTCTCCTCAGTCCGTGGTCGTTGAGCTAGATCGTACGGCAGGGCGGGAGCCCCGACGGCCCCCGCCCGTGTCCGTCAGCCGCTCAGACGGCGGGACTTGCGGCCCTTGTCGTGCAGCTGGACCGCGTACCGGTAGGCAGCCTCGGGCATGGTGATGCCCAGGGCGTGCCGGTGCTGAGCCACGACCCCCATGAACTGCTGCGGGCTGCCTGCCTTGGCCAGCCTGCTCGCCAGTCCCTTGAAGTCGATGTCCCCGGGGTGGCGCTGGTAGAGCAGCCCCAGTCCGATGACCGCTTCCGCGGAAGCGGCGTTGGGGGTGTGGTTCCAGGCCCGGTTGATCGTGTCGAACGTCCGGTCGAGAACGTCCAGGCCCCGCTCCCCGCGGTACAGCCGCTCCGCGACACCCACGGCCAGGAACCGGTGGCCGGGATCCTTGTCCTTGTTCACGTGGTAGCCGTAGCGGTCGGCCACGGCGTTGATCTCCACGGCCCACTGCTCCTGCGCCACCAGGGAGATCCGGAAGCCGTCCAGCTTGCGCACGGCGGCCCGGTCGTTGTGCGTGAGGAAGATCTCCGCCTCCTCCCTGCGGCTCAGGTTGAGGTACACCTGGCACAGCACGGGCATGGTGGTCTCCGCCGTTCCGGCGACCTGGCGGATCACCTCCAGGCGGGTCTGGCCGTCCAGGACGACGTAGCGGGGCTCCGAGGTGACGCCTCCCCGGCGGGAGACGACCAGGACTCCGAGACTGTGCTCGGCGAAGTTGTTGGCGATCTTCTTCACCCGGGCCTGGCTGATGTCCCGCTGGACGGCGGGGTCGACTTCGAGCAGGTTGGCGCTCAGGTGCTCGATGACGAACCGGAGTTCGCCGTCCTTCATGATCTCGCTCATTCTGTGATCCTCTGTTCGTTGGTCTTCCGGATTGCGTTGATCAGGTTCCAGGTGGCAGCGCGGCTGGCGCACAGCCTGCGCTCGAACTCCGCGAGTTCATCGGCAGGCACCCGGAGCAGCAGCGCGTCGGTGAACTCGGCACGCACACTGTCGAATCCGACGAAGCGCTCCATGGCGGTGCGGATCTGCTGAACACTGAGCCGGTCCGGGATGTCCATGTTCTTCCGGCTGTCCGCCAGTGCCTGCATCAGGGAGATCTCTCCGGCTTTCAGCTGGAGCAGCAGTTCCTCGCTCGGGTCGTTCCGGATGATCTCCAGTACCCGGCGCAGGTTGTTGCGGCCTGTGCCCACCCGGGCACAGGCCGCTTCCTGGGAGATCTCCTCGGCCACGTAGATCTCGTATGCCTTCATGCCGAGCTGTCCTGTGGTGAAGCTCATCGCTCCTCCAGTCCGGCGCGGGCGGCCGCCAGGTTCTTACGGATGCTCGCGAGGCCCCTCCAGAAGTTCTCGCCCTTCTCTCCCTCGCGGGGAACCATGAGAGAGGTGATGCGGAAACCGCGGGCGGCGTACGAGAGCTGGGTGCGCACCCCCGCCAGCTGTGCGCGGGTCAGGGGACTGCGTCCCACTTCCTTCAGCAGAGCGTTGTGTTCTTCCACAAGAGCGTCATAGGCGGGTTTCGCCGCCGGGTCGAGAGCCATACCACTCCTTGATCATCTGGTCGGTGTTCACGATGCACTCCTGTTCCATCCTAGGTGGTACGGTTGATTTAATCAAACAGACCACGGAGGAACGACATGAAGATCATGGGAATAGACGCTGCGCTCACCCGCACCGGGCTCGCCTATCCGGACGGCTCCACCGGACTGATCAGGACGAAGGACGGCGGGGGAGACGGCCGTCTGCTGCACATCCGCGATCATCTGGCGGTCGCGCTGCTCGACGCCTGGCCGGACCTGGTGATCCTGGAGGACATCCGCGCCGGTCTCAAGGGGGCCTCCGCCCGGCAGATCCCGATGGTCCACGGAGCCGTGCGGGTCGAGCTGCTGAGCCGGGGATTCCCCTATGTGGAGGTCAACCCGAGCACGCTCAAGGCGTACGCGCTGGGCAGGACAGGGGACAAGGCAGCGATGATCATGGCTGCGTACAAGCGCTCCGGCGTCGAGTTCACGGATGACAACGAGTGCGACGCGGCCTGGCTGCGCTGGCTCGGACTGGACTGGGCGGGGGAGCCTGCGTTCCCTCTTCCTGCCGCTCAGCGGGCCCGTCTGGAGCGGGTGGACTGGACCCCGGCCACCCGTGCCGGACTGCGGCCCCGGAGTCCTCAGAACGCTGCCTGAGGCTCCACACAGCTGTTGAAGGAGGGTACGTAATGGATATCTGGGAAAAGTTGCTGACGAAGGCCGGTATCCCCGAGGGATTCGGGGAAATGCTGGAGCACATGGCCGCGCACCACCCAGATGCTCAGTCGACCGATGAGTGCCACTGCGGCGAAGAGGGCAGGACCAGCGAGTAGTACACGAGACCTCGCACAACAGAAGGCCCCCGGGAGAGATTCCCGGGGGCCTTCTGCATGGGGGACTACTCGGCGAACGGGTTCTCTTCCGCGTCGTCACTCAGGAAGCCGTCCGCCGCCTTGGCGTTCTGCTTGGCGGGGGTCCACTCACCCTCGAAGGTGTAGGCGAAGAACCCGTTGGGCATCTTCTTCGACTTGGTCCGGGTGATCTTCACGTACGCTCCGGTCTCCAGCGGCGCGGGAACACCGTCGGTGCCCGCGGCCTCCTTGGCTGCGGCGAACGCCTTCTGGAGAGCTCCGCTGATGTACATGCGGCGCATGCCGTCGTCGTCCGGAACCTCTTCCTCGATGTACTGGTTGGTCTTCCAGGTGATGCCGGTCGCCTCGCACTGGAGATCGACGCGGAGCTCCATGGCCTTGCGTGCGGTGGCCGGGTTGCCCCTCAGGTCGGACTCCTTGACCATCTTCTTGGCCTCGAAGTACAGGAGCTCCCCGGACTCCATGTCGGTCTTCTGGACGGGACCCTCCCACGCGGTGATGGTCCCCTCCACGACGGCACCGACGGTGGGCCACTTGGCCGCGATCATGGTGGAGCCGCCACCGGAGAGGAATTCGTCGGCCTCGCGCTTCTGGGTGCTGAACGGGTCTGCCTGAGTGGTCATGTTCCTGCCTCTTCTGTGAGCCTGTGAACCTGTGAGTGCTTGAACCTGTGAGTGGGTGGGGTACTGCTACCCCACCCATGATACGGGGATTTTGCTAAATCGCCTAGGCCGGTAGAGCCTCCTGCATGATCTTTACCAGCCCCGCGATACGGGGCTTACCGATCGTCTCCACGTTGTCTCGCATCTCCTGGAACAGGGCGGACGCTTCGGCCCGGGTGGTCACTGCGGCGGCGCGTTCCTCCAGGGTGGGAGGGGACAGTTTCACCAGGCCGGTCAGCCGCTTGAGCTCGACAGGCACGACACCCGCCGCCTTCGCCTCGCGCCACAGCGCGCTGCCCTCCTCCTTGGTCTGCACGGCGCGGAACCGGCTTTCCCACGTGGGCCACGGGTCCTCGGCCCGGGAGGTTCCCCCGGACCCCCCGTACCGCTCCTGCTGGTCCAGAGCACTGTCAGCCTCACGCTTGTGATGCAGCGCTTCGGAGAGCTCCGGGGAAGGCAGCGGCTCGGAGTCTGCGTGGTCCCCTGCCGCTGCGTGAACGACGGCCGGGAGACGGACCAGGCCGGTCAGCCGCTTCAGCTCGTCCGGGGGCATTCCGGCCGCCTTCGCCTCGCGCCACAGCGCACTGCCCTCCTCCTTGGTCTGCACGGCGCGGAACCGCTCCTCCCAGCTCTCGCCGGTCGGCGTCACGTCGAAGCCGGTGGGGCGGTCCTCCCGGGGCGCCTCCTTGACCAGCTCGACATGGCGGAAGAACGGCGCGTCGGGGAACTTGATCCTGCGCCATTCGCGGACGACCTTGCACAGCTGCGCTCCGCGCCAGCCCTCGACCAGATCGGCCAGGTGCAGCTCGCACGTCTTCTCGCCGTACGGCATGTGCATGACGATGCCGACGTCCTGACGCACTGCGGGCACCCCGAACTCGGCCAGCGGAGCCCAGCGCCAGGTGGTCTGGCCCCGGGGTCCGTCGGGGACGGCCACGCCGTTCTCGTTGACCGCGTGCGCGTAGATGGCCAGCTGGATCTCGATCTCCGGCCAGGCGAACAGCAGGCTGGCGCCGGACTTCACATCCCCGATGACGTGGTCACCCTTGCGCAGCCGGACCGGCCGTCCGCTCAGATCCTGTGCCTCCTGGTCCCACAGGACTTCGACGATCCGGTCGAACGTACCGACGACGTCCAGCTCCGTGGTCACGACGGAACGCTCGATCAGCTGCGGCAGCAGGCGCAGACCCGCTCCCTCCATCGCTGTCAGGTAGGCGGCGACGTCCGGCCGGAACTCCTCGGGCACCTCGGCCAGCGTCCGGCGGCCCGAGTCGATCTCCTGCGTGTGCTTGTGGAGGATCGTGCCCTTGCGCGCCCGGTCCTTGGATCCGGCAGCAAGCTTGGCCTGCTCGACCACGCCGTTCAGGAACTCCCGCTGCTCCTTGGCGACCTCGTAGGGCACACGGCCCTGCACCGCGCTGCGCACCTTGGCGATCAGGTCCGGATTGAGCGCGAGGCCCATGGCCTCCATCCGGCCTTTCCACTGGTCCAGAGCGATGGAGTCGGAGACGGCTTCGGCGAAGGTGGTGGTGCGGGTGAACTTGGCCTGCTTGCCGGTCTTGGGGTGCGGGGCGACGTACCGGCCATTGCGCACCGGCAGGGAGGGGTCAGCGGTGACCGGCTGCCGGGCCTTCTCCGCGGCCTTCTCCGCGGGGGTCTCGATCTCGTCCCCGCAGCAGTCTTCGGCCTCCCAGTCGCCCGACCCGTCGGCACGGATGCGGTCTCCCGCCTCGAAGTGCGTTCCGCAGGTGCCGCAATCCCCGTCGTACCGGGCCTCGAACCAGGAGCCCGGACCACTGCTCTCGTCGTCGTCTCCGTCATCCTCCGCGCTGCCGCTGAGAAAGTCGTCGGCCGCGCCGGGGGGAGTGAGGGCCTTCCGGGTGCCGCTGAGAAAGTCGTTCGCCGCATCGACGGGACGGGCCTTCACCGTTCCGGAGCCGACCATCGTGTGTCCGCCGCTCGGGAAACGGTCGTCCTCCATGTCTCCCATGGATCCGCCGGAGATCAGCGGACGGTCCGGCGGGTCCTGCGGCTCCTCCTTGCCGCAGGTCGTGCAGAAACTGCCGCTGTGGCCGTTGTTGTCGTCGCCCCACTCGTAGGTGTGGTCATGATCCGCCAGCTGCCAGCCGGAACCCGGCCGCCAGCTCTCGTCCCCCGCGGTGGCGACGTCGCTGCGGGCAGGACCCCGGGTGGAACCCTCGATGTCCGGGTAGACACCCAGCGGCCAGTCGCTGCCTCCGTCGCACGGCTGCGGAACCTGCTCGCGGGTCAGGTGGGGCTTGGTGCGGCCGCTGGGCTCCAGCACGACCGGTCCCTTGCACACCCGGCACTGGCTGCCCGACGGGGAGCCTTCCTCCCCGGTGTACGGGTCTTCGCCGACCCCTTCGCACTCCACACCCTTGATCCTGTGGACCTTGATCTTCCCCGAGGCGATCGGGACGAAGTCCTTCCGGCACCCGGGGCACACAACCTTGGTCATCTTCTGATCCTTTTCTTCCGTGGTCATACCTGGACCTTCTTCACGCGCTCATCGAACTTCCAGCTCGCGAGCACTGTACTGATGGCGTCTGACACTGACCCCTTGCGGGGGTCGGGCCCGACGTCGATACCCATCGAGCGGGCCTTGCCGATCTGCTTGGCGTCGGCCTTCTCCTTGCGCCAGCGCTTGTCCTTGGCCGACAGGGCGAAGACCGCCGCGCCCGCCTCGGTTTCCGCCCATGCCATGGCCAGGCCGAGGGGAAGCTCCCGGTGCAGGCGGACCCACTTGCGACCCTGAGTGGGGGCGAAGCACACCGCCCAGGTGCCCTCTGCGTCCGGCCACAGGAAGACCTCTCCCTGTCCGAGGGGGAGGAACATCACCCCGCCGGGGGTGCGCAGCCACGCCTGGCTGGAGGCGGCGAACAGGTCCATGTCGCGGTACTTGAGCTCGAAGGCGAGTGATCCGGCGGGGACCTTCGAGTCCGCCCGTTCCTCCTGCCGGGTGTAGGCGTCGGCCAGTGACTCCCCCGGCCGGGGCGTGGTGACCAGGCCCGGGTCCAGGTCGATCAGGGTGGAGATGGTGCCGCCCTGGCCGATCACGTTGAGCACCAGCGCGTCGGACTTGCCGGGCCAGGGACGCAGCACACGGCCGACCATCTGAATGTAGAGCGGGGCGCTCCTGGTCGGACGGGCGATCACCGCGCAGTCCGCCCAGGGGAAGTCGGCTCCCTCGGTCAGCACCATGCAGTTGACCACGGCCTGCAATTCCCCGGTGCGGTACTTCTTGTAGATCAGCTGGCGCTCCTCGCGGCTGGTGTTGCCCTCCACCACGTCACACAGGATGCCGAGCTTGTCCAGCTCCGCCGCGGTGAGATAGGCGCTGGCCACGTCGGGCGTGAAGACGATCGGGCGCCGGTCCTCCGCGTACTCCAGGACAGCGGCAGCGATCTTGCGCGGACCGTCGGCCGAGACGATCGCCTCTCCGAGCGACTTGGCCTGGTAGTCGCCCGCGGAGGTCTTGACCCCCGACAGGTCGAAATCAAGATCGACGTTACGCCCCTTGACGTCCGTCAGGAAGCCGTCCCGGATCATCTCCAGGGTGGTGCGGGTGTAGGCCACGCTGTCCCACACGGAGCCCAGCCCCACCCCGTCACCGCGGGCCAGGGTGGCGGTGAAGCCTACCGCCCGGGTACCGGCGCAGTGGCCGTAGGCATTTTCCGGCTCCAGGGTGAAGCAGCCCAGCTGTTCCATGATCCGGCGGTAGCTGGGTGCGGCGGCATGATGGCATTCGTCCACGATGACCAGTCCGATCGGCCGCTCCAGCGGAGCCGGTTCTCCCGGGGGAGAGAACGCGTACTGGCTGCTGATCAGCCGGTCCAGACGGGACTGGCGGGCCAGGGTCTGCACGGAGCAGACCATGACGTCGGCATGGACGTCGTTGTCCGCCGCTTTGACCTTGCCGACGCTCATGTGGGGTGCGACGTCGTGCAGCTTGCGGATCGCCTGGTCGGCCAGCTCATCACGGTGCACCAGGATCACGACGCGGGTGCCCCGGCCGCGGTGGTTGAGCCAGTCGTCCGCCAGATGGGAGAAGATCACAGTCTTGCCCGAGTTGTGCGTCACCGTGAAATCGTCCAGGAGGTATCGGTGGTCGCCGTCCAGGTGGAACCCGTAATACGGCTCCACAGTGCCCGTGGGGATCACATCGAATCCCGTACGCAGCACATCCTTGACTGCCGTCCGTGCTGGTGCTTTCTTACGCCTGATCCGCACCGGGATGACTGTGCAGTCCCCGGAGACCGACACCCGGTAATGGCCGCTCGGACGCTTGGTTACGTACGCAGCCAGCCCGAGACTCCGGGCCATGAACGCCACGTCATCGGCCAACCGTTCTGACTTGGATCCGAAGTCGTATCCGTCCCCGGACAGAGCTCCGTCCGAGTCGATCAGACCGGCCAAGGTCTCCAGCCGGACCTTCCGGCTGCCCAGTTTGTAGATCTCCGGAACGAACCGGTCTGCGCATGCGATCGGGCACAGTCCCAGTGCACGGATTTTTGTCACCAGGGGATTGCCCCCGCCCCGTCGGCCGTGGTCCTGTGCCACCTGCTCGCACAGTTCCGTGATCTCCGGGTCCGCCGTGGCGATCGACAGCCGGTGCCGGACGGACAGTGACCCATCTCCGAGCACTACTCCGAGAAAATACGGATCGAGGTCCGGCACAGGCTGAGCGGGAAAGTCGACCGGCACCCTGAAGATCTTATGGGTGTGCTTCCGGTACCGGGCCCACTGCCACCAGTCCGGCAGCGCTACGTCGGTGATCACGCCCCCCTGCTCCGAGGGGTATTTACCCCCGGCTGCGGTGCGGACCAGAGTCAGCACGTGCTCATCATTGACCACCCAGGGGCGTCCTTTGACCGGCCGGACCTCCATCATGGGTCCGGTACCCCGGGCCAGGGACAGAACCTCACGAGGGGTGCTGTCAGGACCCATGAGGCGATCACCAGCCCGGACGTTCTCGACAGTGCAGACGGAGCCGTCGTACATGAGAACGCGTTGCCCCGCCCGATGACAGCCGGTCGGGAGCACGACGGCCGGACGCTGGGTGTTGGTGAGCCAGGCGGCAATCACCTTGTCCACGCACTCGTTCTGGTAGTCGCGCAGGCGGATCATGTCAGCGCTCATCGGTTTCCTCCGGGTGGTGCTCCTCGCAGACACAGCCGGTGCAGCTGCACCGGGTTCCCGGACTGCACGCGCAGGGGCACGGGGTCGTGTCCTGTCCGGCCTTCACTTCTGCGCCTCTTCCTGGAGGGACCGGGCGAACTCCTGCGCGGTCATCTCGCCGCCCTCGGCCGCCACGTGGCTGATGATCCCGGCGACGTAGCCGCAGCTGAGGTGATGGTCGTCGTACGCCTCCAGCACTTCGGCCGCGCGGCCCTGCTCGATCATCTGGGAGAGCTCCGCGGCCGCGCGGCTCTCCCGGATCTTCCCCTCGGGCGACAGGCCCAGCAGCCGGTAGATCTCCTCGACGTACAGGTAACCCGCCTTGCCCGTAGCGGGGTACGCCTTCTGCTCCTTGTCGCACTGGACCAGCAGGTCGTTCAGGCGGCTGCGCAGTTCTCCGTCGCTGAACCGGGCCAGGTGCTGTGCCCGGCGCTCGGCCGCTAACACCTCGTGCACCTGCACCGGAGTGCAGCCGCAGTCCGTGCCCGCGTCGGGGAAGTCGGGATCGGTGTTCTCCTGGCAGGTCTTCGTGGGATGCGCCGGATGGGCGCACCTGAGGCACTGGTCCATGATCAGTCTCCTTGTTCGCGGTATGCTCCCTCCAATATACCCCCCTGACCCCTCGCGGGGTACAGTGAGGTCAGTTGACCCCTACATGTGGAAGGAGGTGCTCCAGGTGGAAGAAGACGAGTACATCACGGTTCCGGAGGCTGCACGGCTGGCCGGTAAGGACCCGAAGACCATCCGCCGCTGGTTCAACGAGCAGCGGCTGACCAAGTACCGCGTCGGCCCGAGGAGCGTGCGGGTGCGGCGGAGTGAGCTCATGCAGCTCATCACCCCGCAGCCCGTCGCCAGCCCGGCCAGGAAAGAGGCTGCGCTGTGACGACCACCGAGGAACCACCCGTGGCAGCTGCCCAGGAGCTGATGGCCGGGCACCTGCGGGAGCTGGAGGAGAGCTGCATCAGCGAGGAGGTGCGCCGCGCCCGCGGGTACGAGACCCTGTACGGCTCGGACGACGACCAGGCCCGGCTGCACGACCTGCGGGTGCCGCGCTGGGCATGGCGGGACCCGATGGCGTTCCCGGGGCTGCTCATCCCGATGTACCGGGTGACCGGCGAGAAGATCGGCTGCCAGTTCAAGCCTGCCATTCCGCAGGAGGCCCCCGGCGGCAAGCTCCAGAAGTACGCCAGCCAGACCGGCGTGCCCAACCGGCTGGACGTCCCCCCGCCCGTGAGCGACGGGGTGCGCGACCCGAGCGAACCGCTGTGGATCACGGAAGGGCTGAAGAAGGCCGACTGCCTGGCCTCCCTGGGCAAGGCAGTGATCACGCTGACCGGGGTGTTCAACTGGCGCAGCAAGATGGGAACGCTCGGGGACTGGGAAGACATTCCCCTGATGGACCGGACGGTCGTGGTCTGTTTCGACGCGGACGCCCGGGAGAAGAGAAACGTTCTTCTGGCCATGCAGCGGCTCGGCCGCTGGCTGGAGAGCAAGGGTGCCACGGTCCGGTACCTGATCATCCCGGCCGAGGTGGACGGCACGGCCGTGAAGGGCGTGGACGACTTCTTCCATGCCGGAGGGACGCTGGAAGTCCTCGGCCAGGCCAGCATGGACCAGCTGCCCAACGAATCGCGCGACGCCACGTTCACGGACAGGGTGCTGGCCGACACGGTGTGCGACGAGGAGCTGGACGGCCGCTTCCGCTGGGCTGCGGGCATGGGGTGGATGCAGTGGACCGGCAAGGTGTGGAAGGAGGCCACGGAGGTCACTGTCGTGGAGACGGTGAGCCGCTGGGCACTGGAGCACTACCACCGGGCCGTGGACGCGCAGCACAGCGGCACGGGCAGGGACCTGGGTGCGGCGGTGGACGGCTGGCGGGGCGTGCTGAGCGCGAGCCGGGTGGGTGCGGTGATCCGGCTGGCGAAGGGAACGCTGGAGTGCGACGCGGAGAGCTTCGACGGCGATCCGGATCTGCTCAACTGCCCCAACGGTGTGGTGGACCTGAAGACCGGGGTGCTGACGCCGCATGATCCCGACCAGCTGATGACGAAGATTGCGGGAGTGGACTTCGTCAAGGACGCACACCACGCGGACTGGGACAAGGCGCTGCTGGCCCTGCCGGGTGACGTGGTGGAGTGGTTCCAGCTGAGGGAGGGACAGGCGATCACCGGGCACATGACTCCGGACGATCTGATCCTGATCTGTCAGGGCGGCGGGGCCAACGGCAAGAGCACGATCTACGACGCGTGCGCCAAAGCAGCCGGGAAGTACCACGTGCAGGTGAGCGACCGGGTGATGCTCGGCAACGCGAACGACAACCACCCCACCGAAATGATGGATCTGATGGGGGCGCGCTACGCGGTGCTGGAGGAGACGCCGGAGGCCCGGCGCCTGGACACCAACCGGGCGAAGAAGCTGGCCGGTACGGCGTACGTGACGGCCCGGCGCATCCGGCAGGACCCGGTGACCTTCAAGGCGACGCACAGCCTGTTCATCAACTCCAACCACAAGCCGGTGGTCGACGAGACGGACCACGGCACCTGGAGGCGCCTGGCGCTGGTGCGCTGGCCCTACACCTACCGCAAGACGCAGGAAGAGGTGAAAGGGCCGAACGACCGGCTCGGTGACGCTACGCTCCGTGACCGCTGCAAGACCGATCCGAAGATCCAGGAGGCCGTTCTGGCGTGGATGGCGGCCGGTGCCCGGCGCTGGTACGAGCTGGGTACGATCATGCCCCCTCCTCCGGACCGGGTGGACAAGGACACCCAGGAATGGCGCCGGTCCTCCGATCTGATCATGTCGTACATCCAGGACCGGCTGGAGTTCGACGACGCCTCACACGTGATCGCAAAGGAGCTGTACGCGGATTTCAACTCCTACATCAAGGACAAGGGACAGAAGGAATGGGGGGACAAAACCTTCGTGAGCCGGTTCGGGGGACACGACCTGGTGTCGCAGAATCCGGTCGACAGGAAGAAGATCAAAAAGCAGTCGGGGCTCTCCCGGCCGTCCGGAATGTCCGTTCCTCTCGGGTCGACCTACTACGCCTGGAGGGGGCTGAAATTCACCCCGGACGATCTTCCCGGGGACGACTGCACGGACTGTCCTGATGATCCTTTCCGGGGTCCGTCGGAGGGTCCCGCGGCCGGTCGCGAGAATGGGTACAAAACGGGCGCAGAAAAAATTCTGGAGGGAGAAAAGTCGTTGAACACTGAACAAGCGAAAAATGAAAAAATGCACGTCACAGAGCTGGACCAAGATCAGGTACCGTCAGTACCGTCAGCCCGGTTAACCAGAAAAAATGAGCCATCACGAGGACTTAACGGCGCTGACGGTACTGACGGTACCCGATCTTGGAACGCCCTTGGGGACGATCTTGATTTCGACCTCTCCGTAGATCCTTTTGCGGACCCCGCACCCCCCGTGGAAATCGACCTCTCGGGCCCCATCGGGTTCGACCTGGAGACCGCTGACGCGTCCGCCGCGTTCACCTACGGGGAGGGCTTCGTGCGCCTTGCCGGAGTGATCGACCAGCACGGCAATTCGAGGACGGGCGTGCCCCCCGCGGAACTGGTGGAAATGATCTCCCGGGCACCGGAGGTCTACGGGCACAACATCCTCGGGTTCGACGGCCCGGCACTCGCGCACTGGCACCGGATGGACTTCGACGCGTTCGCCCGCAAGGCGGTCGACACCGAACCTCTCGCCCGGCAGGCGCACCCCCCGAGGAGCCGGGGCAAGTCGTCGGTGGACGAGTACGATCTGGATCATGTGGCTCAGCGCTACGGGGTGGCCGGGAAGACCAACGACATCCGGGTTCTGGCGCGCAAGCACGGCGGGTTCGACAAGATCCCGAAAGATGACTCTGAGTACAACGACTACCTGCGGGGCGATCTTGAAGCCTCCCGGGCGGTGCGCGGGATCCTGCCCTCGGACGACTACACCCGGCGCGAGCACAGGATCCTCCCCCTCATGGGGCGGATGACGCTCAACGGGTTCAAGGTCAACACGGAGCTGCTGAACCAGCGGCTGCGGGACGGGGAGGAGAAGAAGCAGGCAGCCCTCAAAGAGCTCAGCGAGGGCTACGGGCTCCCGCTGTCCCGGGAGGTGATGCGGGGGCGGGGGAAGGCACGCAAGGCCGTCAGGGAGCCGTTCAGCTCCCCTCTCGCCACCACGGAGGGGATCGCCTGGCTCACGGACCTGTGGAAGCAGCACGGCGTCACCCAGCCCCCGAAGACCGAGAACGGCAGGCTGAGCACGGCGGCCGACACGCTGGACCGGGTGGCGGAGCACCCGCGGTGCCCTGCGGAGCTGAAGCGGGCGCTGGAGCTGATGCGCGTGGTCACCACCACCCGCACCGTCTACCAGACCGCGCAGAAGTACCTGACGCCCGAGGGGCGCGTGCACCCGAAGGTGTCCATGCGCCAGGCCAGCGGCCGGGGCTCGGTCACCGAACCGGGCATGACCGTCTACGGGAAGCACGGCGGCCGCCACGTGGAGCGGGAGATCTTCGAGGCGGACGACGGGGACGTGCTGATGGCCTGCGACCTGGCGCAGGTCGACATGCGGGCGATTGCCGGGCACTGCCAGGACCCGGGTTACATGGCGCTGTTCGGGTTCGAGGAGGACGGCACACAGAAGGACGCGCACCAGCTGATCGCGGACATGCTCGGAATCAGCAGGCAGGATGCGAAGGCCCGGGGTCACGGCTGGAACTACGGTCTCGGGGCCCGGCGGATGATCGAAGACGGTGCGGACCCGAAAATCGTTTATGCCTTCGTCAACGGAATGGAGGCCCGGTTCCCCCGGCTGATGGAATGGCGCGACGACGTACGGGCCAAGGGGGCGAACGGGGAACTGCTCGACAACGGATTCGGGCGCCTGATGCGCTGTGACCCGAAGTGGGCGTACACGGTGGCTCCCGCGCTGATGGGCCAGGGCGGGGCGCGGGACATCACCTGTGAGGTGCTGCTCCGCCTGATGGACCGCCACCCCGAGTACCGGGCGTACCTGAGGGGCTGGGTCCACGACGAGTTCGTGTTCTCGGTACCCGAGAACCTGGCGGCGGAAGTCGGCGCAGAGATCAAGGACGCTTTCACCTGGGAATGGAGGGATGTGCCGATCCTGTGCGATCTCTCGAAGCCGGGCCACAACTGGGGAGAAATCTCCGCCAAGTGATCAGTGATCAGGGAATGGAGGAATCATGAAACGACCAAAGATCAAAGCCATCGAGACCCGCTACAACGGCATCCTTTTCAGGAGCCGTCTGGAGGCCCGCTGGGCTGTCTTCTTCGCCGCCGCGGGCATCGACTACGAGTACGAGCCCGAGAGGGTGGCGCTGCCCGGCGGGGGAACGTACCTGCCGGACTTCCGCACCAACGGCTCGGGATATGTCGAAGTGAAGGGAACCGAGGAAAATCTGGACAAACCGTACCTTATGCGGGCAGCCTCGGTTCTTGGTCATCTGACCGTTCTCGGTCCGGTGCCGAACTGCACGCAGGGCCTGCCGGGACGGGCTGTGCTGCTCGCCCGGCCGGACGGCCCGCCCCTGCTGCATGCGAGCTGGTTCGACTACCGGCCGCGCGGCGCGGCAGCCAGCAAGACCCTCAAGGGTTACGGAGGCCCCTGGCTCAGCGTTCCGGTACAGCCGGGACCCTGCACCGGGCACTGCCCCTACGACGCTGCGCGCAGCGCGCGCTTCGAGCACGGCCAGAGCGGAAGGGTCTGATCATGGCGTGGGAGAGGATCAGCAAGATCCCTGAAACCCTCTACGGTTCCTTCGTCTACGCGGAGGCCGACCGCGAGACCGGACAGCGGCGCGTCATCTGCTCAGGCTGCGAACAGATGAAGGACCGGAGCTTCCGGAGCGACGCCGTTGCGATCATCACGGCGGCCGAGCATGCAGAATCCACCGATCACTGAACAGGAGCACTGATCATGACGCACCCGGACGACCGCCCGGACACGTATGCCTACCCCGAAGGCTGCACGGACCTGAACTCTTACGATCTCCAGACCTACCTGGAGGGCGGCACGGAGGAAGCGCAGCATGCGGCTCGCCGGATGGACGAGCGTGCCGTGGCCAGCGGCCAGCAGAGCAGCGAGGCATTCCTGGCCACGTGGGGCGAGCTGCCGGTGAACAGGAGTACCCCGTGAACCGTCCTGACATCAAAGAGATCTTTGAGATCTTCGGCCGGGCCAGGGATCTGGTCCGGCGCCGGGTGGGGGACCCCGGACGGGTGACGCTGGAGATCGTGCGCGGGCACGAGCTCAACCGGATCCGGGAGCGCGCGGAACAGGAAGTGCTGCGCATCCGCAGCGCTCCGCTGTGGCCCGAGACGGACGTTCCCTACGGATGCACCACACTGAACCGGACGGGATGTCTGGTGCTGGTCAACTGGGACCTGCACCCCCGGGGTGACGGTCTCCAGGCTGCCGCCACCTGCGTGCACGAACTCGTGCACTGCGTACAGCTGAACCAGCGCGGGCACCGGGCCCGGAAGATGACCTGGCTGCGCAACAATTACGGCCTGGAGGAGATGAGCGACCGCGACGTGCGGATCGCGACGAACCTGATCACGTGTCATGAGAAGGAGGCTGAGCGCTGGGAGCGGCGCCTGGCCGGACAACTGACCAAGGAGCAGGTATGAAATCGGTCCGTACATGTCCTGTGTGCTGGACGTCCCACGGCTGCGACCTTCCCGAAAGTCACCTCCCGGACCAGGACCACTTGTGTCTGGGGTATTCCGGTGCACTCCCGGACCAGGACACGAGTGCGGATGTGATCTTCTATGACGTGTGCTCACGGTCTCCCGTCGGTGCACCGGGCAACTTCATGGCCGACTACTCCGACAGGGCGACACTGTTCGGACCAGAAGTGATCAAGGAGCAGGCATGAACAAGGCAGAGATCAAGAAGTATGCGGCGTTCCGCGCGGCGCTCATCCTGAAGTCTGTGGTTCAGGCGGGCTGGTGGCCCGAAGAGCTGGAGCGGGAGCACGGCGCGGCCGTGGTGGGGGCCGTGGCCGAGGAGATCAGTGCTATCGCCGCGCAGCTGCTGAAGCGGAGCGGCAGGACACCGTCATGAAGCTCGTGAGGGACAGGATCCCTGAGATCTGCCGGGAGAACGGGCAGGAGCCCGTCACCCACATCGCGGACTCCGCAGAGTACCGCCGCAGGCTGCGCCAGAAGCTGACCGAAGAAGTCGGTGAATTCCTCCAGGCCGACGACAGGACCGCGCCGGAGGAACTGGCCGACGTGCTCGAAGTCGTCTACACGCTGGCGCTGGGTCTCGGCGTCAGTGCGTCGGAGCTGGAGGAGATCCGCAGGGCGAAGGCCATGGAGCGCGGGGGTTTCTCCCGGGGCATCGTCTGGGAGGGCAACCGTGAACGCTGAAACGGTGATCGGCCTCATCGTGACCACCCTGACGTTTTTCGGTCTGGCCGTCTTCCTGATCAGGGAGAACGAACTCACCCCTGCCGGTCGGCGGAAGAAGCAGGAGCGGAAGACCAGACTGCTCGAATATCAGGTGTTCCAGGCTGGTTGCCTGGATACCGACAACTGGATCAGAAGGACGAACCAGCAGCTGGAGGACATCGTCCTGGAGCGCATCGAGCGGCGCACCGGGTGCTCGTACGTACTGCTGAGTCCCGAGGCGCAGAAGCGGCTGGACGCTGTTGTGCGCCATGAGCTGGATCATGTTGTCCAGTGGACCGTCCGAGGAGCGAGGAAAGCCCGATGACCCAGACAGCCAAGAGCACCTATGTCCGCACCGATGTCATCCCCCTGGGGGAGCTGACCCCCTTCCCGGGCAACGCCAAGCGTGGCCGGGTGGACGTGATCCGCGGAAGCCTGCGGGAGCACGGTCAGTACCGGTCCCTGGTCGTCCGCGAGACGCCGGACGCCGGGCTGGTCGTGCTGGCGGGCAACCACACGATGATCGCGCTGGCCGAGGAGGGCGAGACCGAAGCCCGCTGCGAGGTGATCACGTGCGACGACAGGACCGCCAAAAAGATCAACCTGGTGGACAACAAGGCGGCCGACGACGGGGACTACGACTCCGGAGCTCTCGCCGCGCTGCTCACCGCGCTGGAGGGCGACTACGAGGGGACCGGCTTCGCGGATGACGAAGTGGCGGACCTCCTGGAAGCCCTGGAGGCAGCCTCAGGAGAGGAGGCCGAGGTGACCCCCTATGCCACCCCCGATACGTCCTGGAACGACACCCCGGAGGACGTGGAGCGGCGTATTGCGTCCCACGGCGGACACGACTCCACGACGATGGCCAGCCGGGGGGTGCGGGACATCGTCCTCGCCCTGCCCAGTGCGCAGGCCGACGAGCTCGGACAGCTGATCATGAAGATCCGGGAGAATCTGGGCGCCCGCAGCCAGGGAGAGATCCTGCTGTGCGCGGCCCGGGTGACCGCGCGGGTGATCGACCAGCACGGACTGAGCGACGAGGGCAACGCGCTGGAGTACGCGGACTCCCCGGAGGGTCCGGATGAATCCTGAGCACGGCGCTGACTTCCGCAAGCCCGAGTACCGGAGGGAGATCTTCCTGCGCTTCTACGCCTGGTCCCTGAAGTACCAGTCCTTCCCCGGCGGTGTGCATTACGTGCTGCCGCACGTCGCCCGGGAGCTGGACCTCGACGAGGAGCAGCGGGCCTGGCTCGCTTTCCTCAACGGCAACACGCAGAACCCCGTCACGACGCTGCTGCTGTTCGGGGCTGCGCCCCGGCCGGAGGACTCGGACAAGGCCGTCGCCTTTCTCAACGAGCACTGGGGCGCGCTCCAGTGGGACACCGACCGCCGCTACCACAAGGCCAAGTTCCCCCGGGCCTGCGCCGGGTACCGTGCGCTGACCGGAGCGGGACAGGCCCGCTACTGGCGCAAGGGTGACTGGGACAGCTGCTGGGAGCGTGCTCTCGCCATTCCGACCATGGGACGGCTCTCGGCCTGGAGCTACCTGGAGTACCTGCGCATCCTCGGCCTGCCGGTGCCCGACGCGGACACGCTGATGCTCCAGGACATCTCCGGATCCCGCTCCCACCGCAACGGCCTGTGCCTGGTGTCCGGACACGAGGGCTGGATCAGTGACCACCAGCTCGGCAGCTACGGCGGGCGCTACTCCCCGGGAATGATCAGGAAGCTCGAATCCGAGGGTGCCCGGCTTCTGGGGGACGCACGGGACCTGGTGCGCACGCTCGGCTGGGACGACCGTGCGCTGGGCTACCTCAGCCTGGAGAGTGCGCTGTGCACCTTCAAGAGCTGGCACAAGCCGAACCGGCGCTACCCCGGTGTGTACAACGACATGCTGTACGACCGCATCCGCCACGGAGAGATCAAGTTCGGGCGGAGGTTCGATCTGCTGTGGGAGGCCCGGCGCACCGCATTCCCGCCCCGGCTCCTCCTGGAGGACAGTCCGCTGGACCCCGGCTGCGTGCCGGTCAAGCAGAACTGGTTCCTCGAACACGGAGAAGTGATCAACATGACGGAGGAGTGGCCCTGCTTCGCCAATGGCTTCGAGTCCGCCGTGGCGCAGGGCAGCTTCGGGCGCCGGGAGATCCGGTGGATCTGACCCCCGTACAGCTGCGCGGCGGACTCCAGCTCAAGCGGGAAGATCTCTACACCGGACAGCACGGCATCAACGGATCCAAGCTCCGTGCCTGCCAGCACCTGCTCCGCCGCGCGTCCGCCCTCGGCTACACCCGGGTGGTCACCGCGTGCAGCGTGCTCAGCCCGCAGGCGGCCATGGTCTCCATCACGGCGCGGGAGCTGGACATGGACTGCCTCGTGATCTACGGGGGCACCCGTCCGTCGACTGCCTTCCGCCACCCCTCTCCGCAGATTGCTCAGGCGGCCGGAGCGGACTTCGATTTCATCGGCGTGGGGTACAACCCGGCCTTGCAGCGCGCAGCCCGGGAGCTCGTGCGGAGGGACGGCTCGGCCTATCTCCTGGAGTACGGCATCACCACCCCGCCGGACGCCAGTGCTGTGGAGCTCATGGCGTTCCACGGTCCCGTGGCCGAACAGGTCGCCAACCTGCCGCTGGAGGTGCGCACGCTGGTGATCCCGTTCGGGTCGGCGAACACCGCGACCGGCATCCTCACCGGACTGATCGCCCACAAGCGCAGCGACGTGGAGGTCAAGCTGATCGGCATAGGCCCGGACCGGCGGGAGTGGATGCGCGCGCGGCTGCTGCGCATGGGTCTGGTCTGGGATGATTACGAGCACATCGACCTGCACGGCACAGGCGTCTATGCCTACGGTGACCGGCAGCCCCACACGCTGGACGGCATCGTCCTGCACCCCACCTATGAGGGAAAGGTCGCCCACCATCTGGACCAGCTTGCGCCGGACTGGTGGAAGCGCCGGGACGGCACGACCTGCTTCTGGATCGTCGGAGGACCACTGTGATCAAAGACCTGCTGTACATCTGCGGAGCACCCGGCGTCGGCAAGTCCACGCTGATGCGCTACCTGCGCCTGCCCTGGGACATGGAAGTCGTCAAGGGTCCGCCCGTGCCGCACACGCTGCTGCGCTCCATGAACAGCGGAGCCCTGCACGGGCTCGAACTCGGAGTGCCCCGTCAGCAGCATCCCGGCACGGACAGCCTGGCCATGGACATCTCCTTCCGTGCCTCGGACTTCCTGCTGCGCACCCCGGTCGACTTCGCCCTGGGGGAGGGAGCCCGGCTGGCCACGCGTCCCTTCCTGTCCCGGCTGACGGCTGCGGGAGTGCGGGTCCACCTGCTCTACCTGTATGCGGACGACGATGTCCTGGATCATCGCTGCGCGCAGCGGGGCACGTCCCAGAACTACAGCTGGCGCAAGGGAGCCCAGACCCGCGCGTACAACCTGGCGGAGTGGGCAGCGGCTGACGGGGGCATCGACTTCCACTCCATGACCAGCACGCATCTGGTGGAGCCCGGCTGCATGGCTGAACGGGTGCAGGACATCCCCGCTCTCGGATTCCTCACGGACGGAGTGCGCTCGTGATCAGTGCCCGGCTGCGCAGCCGTATCGACCCTCAGACACTGGAGGAGATGAAGGGCAAGGTCATCACGTCCGGGGCGTACAGCCTGCTGATGACCGGACCCACCCGTCTTCTCCTGCCCGACGGGCGGCCGCTGTGCGTGTACCTCCCCGGAGCCATGCGCGAAGCCGTCACTCCCGAGCAGTACGAGATCCTGCACTCGCTGCGCAGCGTACGTACGGACAACCGGGGCCTGGCCGGTGCCACCCGCAGGGTCAAGGTCGGAGAACAGAAGCGCACCTATGCCAAGAACCTTGCCAGTTCGATGATCGGTTCGGCTGACCCGACCAACGCCTTCAACTTCTGCCGCCTCACCCAGTGGACCGGTCGCCACCTCCCGGAGTGGCAGGCGCTGCATCCGCTGCTCCGTCAGGTCTCCGAGCAGATGAGCATCCACGTGCCGGACCGCTGGCAGGCGCAGATGGAGGAGATCGGCCGGACGCACGATGACTGGGTGGTGCCGGGTACCCCGTTTACCACGATCACGGTGAACAACACGTACCCGACCGGCGTGCACACGGACAAGGGTGATCTGGACAAGGGCTTCAGCACGATCTTCACGCTGCGCCGGGGGGAGTACACCGGGGGAGTCTTCGTCTTCCCGGAGTACCGGGTGGCCGTGGATCTACAGGACGGCGACCTGATCCTCATGGACGCGCACCAGTGGCACGGCAACACGGCCATCGTCTGCGCCTGCGGGGTGACGCGCACCTCGGCCTGCCCGGACTGCGGGGCGGAGCGCATCAGCGTCGTCAGCTACATGCGCACGGCCATGGTCAACTGCGGGAGCGAGCGGGAAGAGATCAAGCGGGCGCAGGAGTTCCGGGAGACAACCAAGGGCGTCACTCGCTGATTACTTTATTGGAGGGGTAACAAGTGGGACATCACATTCCCCCGTCGCACGAGAACAGCAACCGGGCCCTCGTTGCGCAACGGCGAGCAAAGGCGATCAAGCTACGGAACCAGGGTTTGACCTGGGAACAAGTGGCTGAGGCTGTCCCCTACCTTGATAGCGGTGGCAAACCTTCCCGTGCTGCTGCGTGCGAGGACGTCAAGCGTGCACTGATGACAGCACGTAACGAGCTGAACCAGAACCTCGAAGAACTGGTCCAGCTGGCCGACATGCGCGACGACGATCTGCGCCGCAGGCTCTATACGATCATGTCCAGGAAGCATCCTCTGATCCAGAACGGGAAGATCGTAAAGATCCATAACGAGGAGACCGGGGAGGAGGAAACCGTCAATGACCTCGGTCCCGTCTTCGCGGCAATCGACCGGCTGCTCAAGGTGGAGGACCGGTACACCATGCGTCACGGCCTCAACGCTCCGGAGAAGCTGAACGTCGCACTGGAGCGGCGGCAGGATCTCGAATCAGCCGTGGTGGCCGAAGCGATCCTCGCGGGGTTCGACGCCGCGGGACTGGAACCGCAGTCGCGTATGCTCGCGCTGGAAGCAGCACAGTCCCACCTGCGCACCATCGACGGTGAAGTGGTGGAAGAGACCACGGAGAGCGGAGACTGACCATGACCGAATCGCAGGGCGGCACCGCCCATCCGGAGAACTGGGGAGCCGGGGAAATCCTGCGCCTGGGCTACGACGAACGGCGGTACGTGGTCCTGAGCGGCGAAACGCAGGAGTTCCGCGGCTACAGCGTGGAGGAGATCCTGACTCTCATGCGCGGGCTCAAAGAGATGTCCGACACGGCGGACTCCGTCCGCTACCAGCCTGGTGACTGACCGAGGAGACCAGCTTGACGATCATCAATCCGACCGGGCGCCGGGTGTACTTCCTCTCGCCCCATGCGGACGACGACTGCCTGTCCATGGGACAGGTTGCCTGGTACCACGCCCGTGTCGGCCGCCGGGTTTCGTTCATCCTCGGTGCGCCCGGCCGCACCACCACAGCCATCGACTCGATCAATGGCCTGACGGCGAACTCCTGGTGGGGCGGAACGCACGACCTGGCCCGGGAGGGATACGCCACCCTGACCCCGGACGACATCGTCGCCAGCCGGGATGCGGAGTTCATGGACTCCGCCGCGCTGCTCGGCGCCGTGCCCGGGGAGATCCATCTCAACACGGCCCTGCGTCACGACTCCCCCACCATCGACCAGGCCAAGGCAGTCCTCCAGTACTTCCACGATCTGGACCCCGCGGCAGGCATGTACACCATGCACTGGCAGGACGTTGACCCCACCCATTCCATGTACGGGCTCGCGCTCAAGCAGCTCCGTGAGGCGAATCCTGCCGCGTGGCCGGACGTGCGCTGGCTGGTGCGGGAGTCGCAGGCACTGTCCGGCGAGATCCCTTGCGATCAGTACGTCATCCCGGCGCAGTACGCGGAAGAAACCAAGATCGCTGTCCGGCAGTCCGCGCGGGCCTACAGCTGCTGGGCTCCGCTCCAGGGGCGCTTCGCCGTCGGCTATCACTCGGTCGGCACGTCGCTGTTCCCGTCGGTGGCGTCCGGCAACCCGAACTGGATCGTCCACCCCTGACCACAGGAGCAAGATCATGAAGGCGTTCCTCACCGGAGCCGGTGGCTTCGTCGGCTCGCACGTCCTGCGCCACCTGCTCATGGAGACGGACTGGGAGATCGTCTGCTCTGTCTCGTTCCAGCACAAGGGCATGCCGGAGCGCATCGCTTCGAGCACCTGCGGTGACGACAAGTGGGCCCGGCGCGTGACCATCGTCCACTGGGACATGCAGGCCCCCGCGCCCATGAGTCTCCACGCTGCGCTGGAGGGCTGCGAGGTGTTCATGAACGTCGCCTCGGAGAGCCACGTGGACCGGTCGATTGAAGATCCCGTCGGCTTCACCCTGAACAACACCTCGCTGATGCTCAACGTGCTGGAGCTGGCCCGGCGGCACAAGCCGAAGATTTTCCTCCAGATGAGCACGGACGAGGTCTACGGTCCGGCCTACGGCGACCACCGGCACAAGGAGTGGGAAACGCTCGCACCGTCCAATCCCTACAGCGCCAGCAAGGCTGCGCAGGAGGCGATCTGCTTCAGCTACTGGCGCACCTACGGTGTGCCGGTGGTCATCACGAATACGATGAACATCGTCGGGGAGATGCAGGATCCCGAGAAGTTCGTGCCGATGACCATGAGCAAGATCATGCGTAGTGTGCCGGTCATCGTGCACTGCGCGCCGGACGGGACCCCGGGCTCCCGTTTCTACCTCCACGCGCGCAACCTCGCGGACGCCTGGCTCTACCTCGCTCGCCAGGTTCTGGACGAGAAAGTCGACATGGTCCCCTACGCGGGCGGCGCGCGCAGGCCGCCCCGGTTCCACATCGTGGGGGACAGGGAGGTCAATAATCTCGACCTGGTAGGCATGATCTACGAATGGATGCGTCTGGCCGGTCTCCAGGCCCGTCGGCCCCCGGAGATCAAGATGGAGAGTTTCCACTCCTCGCGCCCCGGCCATGATCTGCGCTACGCACTGGACGGCTCCAAGATTGCTGACCTCGGCTGGCGCGCGCCGATCAGTCTGGACGACTCCATGGCCAAGACTGTTGCCTGGACCCTGGCTCATCCCGAATGGCTGGCGTCTGCGTGACCGTTTGGTGAATCGGGTTTCACCCTCTACCGTTCCACCCTTGGGCACGGCCCTGGTAGGCCCAGCACCAGCCCCGCGCCCGCGCCCCTGCCTCCCGGTCCTGGCAGGGGCGCCTCCATTGTCATGGCCTGATCCGTGCGCCCGTGCGCTGCCCCTTAGCGCCCCCTCTGCGCCCCCGGGTTACCCGGAAGTTACATTTGGCGGTCCAGTGTATGCCGCGTACCGTGCTGCGCTTGGAGGTGGTCATCATGGCCATGCACCGTAAGCCGAAGAGCGGATGGTGCACGAAAACCGCGGTCAGTCTGGGTGTTACGGGAGGAGTCGCCGTTGCTGTACTCAGCAACGGCAGCCCAGCATCGGCAGCGAGCGTTACGACCTGGGACAGGGTCGCGGGGTGCGAGAGCAGCGGCAACTGGAAGACCAACACCGGGAATGGGTACTACGGGGGCCTTCAATTCAGCCAGTCGACCTGGCTCGCCTACCGCGGGTCTCAGTTCGCTTCCCGGGCCGACCTGGCGACGAAGAGCCAGCAGATCATCGTGGCGGAGCGAGTCCTCAAAGGACAGGGTCCGGGGGCGTGGCCGGTGTGCGGGGCGAGAGCAGGGCTGAACCGCGGGGGTCCCTCACCCCGCCTCCAGTCGGCCCCGAGCCCTCACAAAGCAGCTCCGCCTCCCCGAGTCCAGTCCCCGTCCCGAGCGTCAGCAGCAGTCCGGTACGCCCGGTCCCGAGTGAGTCCGGCAGCGTACCTGTGGGGAGGGAACGGTCCCGGGAGGTTCGACTGCTCCGGGCTTACCTCCGCTGCGTGGCGCGCGGCGGGAGTTTCCATCCCAAGGACAGCAGCTGGACAGCTCCGGGGTCTTCCCCGGGTGTCCCTGTCGTCAATCCGTCCGGGGGACCTGGTGATCTACAGCTTCGACTCCTTCGCGGACCACGTTGCGATCTACGTGGGTGACGGCCGGACCGTCGACACCGCCAGCCACCACCCCAACGGCGGTGTCGGGTACTCCAGTCTCAAAAGGGCTGGAGGGACCATAGCGGGAGTCGTACGGCCTGCCGCGGGTGACGGCCCCACTGCGGCTCCCCGGGCGCTCTCCGCCCCCGTTGCGCCGCGCCGCGCCCCTGTTCCGGCGCGCGCTCCGGGCGGGACGTACGCCGTGGTCCGCGGGGACACGCTCTCGGGTATCGCCGCCGCGCACGGTCTGTCCGGCTGGCACGGGCTCTACGCGCTCAACCGCAGCGTGGTGGACGATCCTCACTGGATCTTCCCGGGCCAGGTGCTGAAGCTCCCCGGCGGCGCGCAGTCCACTGCGGCCTAGTAGTCTGAGTGAGCAGGGAACTGGCGAGTCCGGGGGCTCAAGGCCGACCAGGACGTCTAAACCCACGTGGCGCTGGTTCCCTGCGGTAGTCTGCTCCTGTCGTCCCTGGCAGGACACGCCGCTCCAGAAAACCCCCGCTCCTGACAGCGGGGGTTTTCTGTGCACCGGGTGCGGCTATGCTGGTCCGTGATTCGGAGTCTCACCGACTTCCGGTTCACGGGTGAAGACCCCTCCGGGTATCTGCCTCGCGGAGGGGTCTTCTTGCTGTCCTGAGCTGGACGAGTAGCTTCGGTGGAATGACAAACATAACCGTAGGTTTATGGATCTTCGCTGTTCTCGTTCTGCTGGCTTTCCTCTCCGGCCGCCAGCGGGTGACGAAGATTGTCGCGGTGATCGCCATCCTCACCGGGATCTCCATGGGAACGACGACGTCCTGGGGACCGCAGGTGTGGCCGGTCATCGGAGACATCCTTGGCAAGGTCAGCGTTCACATAGCCAGCTGAAGTGCCCGGCCGGAAAGTGTCCGGTCCCCGCTGATGCACACTGATCACATGAGCGCGAAGGGCAGCATCGCACGCGGGGCCAGCGACCGGCTGGCCATGCATCTGCGTGCCATGTCCATCGTCAAGTGGCAGCCCCTGCCTCACCAGATTCCTCCCCCGGGCGACTGGCGGGGCTGGCTGCTGCTCGCGGGGCGCGGCGCCGGTAAGACGGACGCCTGCGCCAAGTACATCACCGATCATGTCAACGGTCCGCCGTGCCTGCCCGGTCACACCCCGCACTGGATCGGCATCATCGCTCCCACTCTCGGCGACGCGGCGACGAGCTGCGTCAACGGACCTTCGGGCCTCAAGGCGCACAACCCCGACGCACGCATGTTCTCCGGTGCCGGTGGTCTGTCCGTACGCTGGCCCAATGGATCCGAGGCGAAGCTGTTTGGTGCGCATACTCCGGAGGATGTTGAACGTCTTCGTTCCGGTGGTAACCGTTGTGTGGTCTGGGCAGAAGAGCTTGCAGCCTGGCGCTACCTCGACGCGTGCTGGCCTCACATGCGTTTCGGTCTCCGCGTCGGACAGCGGCCCCACTGGGTTGCATCGACCACGCCGAAGCCACGTCCGCTGATCAAAAAGCTGGACCGCGGGGAGTTCCGCAACGTCTCCGTCTCCCGTGCCTCCATGTACGACAACCCCCACCTGGACGGGGAGCTCCGCCAGGAGCTGGAGGACGAGTACGGCGGTACGCAGCTGGGCCGTCAGGAGCTGCATGCCGAAGTCCTCGACCAGGACGAGAACGCACTGTGGACCCACGCCGGTCTCGACTCCAGCCGCATACCGAATCTCGATCTCATGACCCCCAACGTCCGGCGCAGCGTCGGAGTGGACCCGTCGGGCGGAGCCGGGGAGCAGGGCATCGTCGTTGTCGGCAAGTCCCTCATCACCCGGGAGACGGAGGATGCCCGGCTGCGCACTCCCCTGGCACACGGCTTCGTGCTGGCCGACCGTACCTGTCACCTCACCCCTGACGGATGGGGGCGGCGCGCTGTCCAGGCTGCCGTCGACTACGAGGCGGACGACATCTGCGTAGAGATCAACTACGGGGGCGACATGGCGATCGGCACGATCCGCGCGGCCGCGGACTCCATGGGGATCAGCATCCCGGTGCGCAAGGTCACAGCCAGCCGGGGGAAGAAGGTCCGTGCTTCCCCCGTCAGCGCGCTGACCGAGCAGAACCGCTGGCACCTCGTCGGGGTGCATCCTGAGCTTGAGGACCAGCTGTGTACATGGCACGAAGAGCTCGACTGGTCTCCCGACCGGCTGGACGCGATGGTGTGGCCAGCGTGGCATCAGCGGATCGTCAAGCTGATGATGACCGGCAACAAATCCGGCGGTAAGGGGCTCGCAGCAGTCAGCCGCAAAATTGGCTGAACCGGTGCGCTATATTCCATGCGTGCCGCCCGTGGAGAGAAGGAAGTATGAAGGTCTTCGGAAGAGAGCTCGCCGTCTGGCTGGGCCTGGTGTCGGCCGGTATCCAGGTACTGACGTCCTTCGGCATCGACGTCAGCCCCAAGTGGCAGGCGATCATCACTGCACTCGTCACCGCCGGTTTCGGCCTGATCGTGGCGTTCATGGTCGGGGACGGGATCATTGCCGCCGCACTCGGCTTCGTCCAGGCTGCGATTTCCCTGTTCACCGGTCTCGGTCTCGACTGGTCCGCGGAGAAGCAGACCATGTTCCTGGGCGGTCTCGCACTGATCCTCGGCTACATCACCCGGCAGAATGTCGTAGCGCCCGTACCGGCTTCGACAGTGTCCGGACCCGTTCAGCTGAAGGCTCCCGCCAGCTAGGAACCAACCGGTCCGGCCGGACGTCTGCCAGGTAGCGGGACGTCCGGCCGACCACCTCCAATCTGAGACGTTGGACGTCCCGTGCCCAAGATCAAAGGACAGTGACCCGTGAACAGTGAAACCGGCGGTGCGTGATGCCGCTCTGGCTCCTGCTGATCGTGCTCGTGCTCGGCTCCTACCGGCTCACACGGCTGATCACCAAAGACGACTTCCCGCCCGTGCTCTGGGTGCGCGACAGGCTGGCCGGGGGCTGGCGCCGTCCCACCACCAAGGAGCAGCATCACGAGAGCTACCCCACCGGGCAGATTGAGAAGGGCAGTCTCACCAATGTGCCCGGACTCGGGATGTTCGGTCTGGTGGAGGAAGAGGTCCAGATCTACGTACGCAAAGTCGGCTGGGCTCCGTTCTGGCTCGGAGACCTGATCAGCTGCCCGTGGTGCGTCAGCGCGTATGTGTCCCTCGGCCTGACCCTCGGCGCGGCGTTCGCCGTCGGTCTCCCGGCTCCGCTGCTCGTCTGGCCCGCCGTCTGGGGCGCCAGCGCACTGATCGCTTCCAAGGAGTGGGCATGACCTTCGACAGAGCAGTGGCAGGGGACATCTTCCTGACGAAAATCCCGGGCATCGGGGGCAAGCTCATCTGGCTCGGACAGGCGATCAACGGAGACCTGTCCGAATGGACCCACGCGGGTCTCGTGATGCCGGACGGCCGCCTGTTCGAGGCGCAGCCCGGCGGTGCAGTGCTCAGTCATCAGGACCGGTACGACGGGCATCCCGTACGGGTGCTCCACAGGGTCAACCTGTCCGACTCCCAGCGCGCCATGATGATCCAGATTGCCCGGGGACTGGAGGGCAGCCCGTACAACTGGACCACCTACTTCTACCTCTCGGCCTACCGGCTGCACCTCCCGCTCACCACACGCCTGCTGCGTAAGCGGGTGTCCCGCCCCAACAAGATGATCTGTTCACAGGCCGTGGACTGGATCGCCGAACATGCCGGGGATCATCTCTTCAGCGACGGCCGCAAGCCCCACGACGTCACCCCCGGAGATCTGGCCCGCCTCGGGCTGCCGGACACGGAGTGCTGGTCATGACCCGCTGGCAGATCCGCCCGTTCTACACCGATGAAGAGCGCGCCCGCATCTACCACCGCACCTACGACCACACCTGGTGGCCGGACCATCTGGAGCGGGTGGCCAAAACCTCCCAGCTGCTCGGCCGGTTTGCCGCGGAAACCGGGGCGCAGACGATCGCCGATCTGTCCTGCGGAGATGCCGCGATCATTCAGAACTGCACCCACGCCTGGCGCGACGTCCATGTGGGGGATCTCGTTCTCCCCCCGCCGGGAGTCCGTGGGTACTACTACTCCGGACCGATCGAGGAAACGGTGGCCCGGATCCCCGCGGTCGACATGTTCCTCTGCTCCGAGACCCTGGAGCACGTGGAGGATCCTGACGCGCTGCTGCGCGCCATCCGGGACAGGGCGAAGCACCTCCTCCTCACCACGCCGTGCGGGGAGAACCACACGCGCAATCCCGAGCACTACTGGGGCTGGGGCTGGCAGGACGTCAAAGACATGCTCCTGGCGGCAGGCTGGACGGATCTGAAGCACGAGCTCTGGCAGCCGGAGTACGACCACCCCGACACGTACCTGTTCCAGATGTGGACGGCGTCATGATCCTGGAGATGATCGGTGCCCTGCTCGGCTCCGGCGTTGTCGTCGGTGTCGTGCTGTACCTCGTCTGGCGCTATGAAAGGAGGCAGTCATGACCGGCAACGGAACATCCGGCTGGGACGAAAGCAATGGACTGCTGACCGAGGTTCCCGTGGCCATGTCCGTGACGCCGGTCAACGGCCCTAGCGGAAGCCGTCTGATGGTCACCGTGCGGACGACGTCCACCACGCTGACTGTCCTGCTGCCCCGGGACGTCGCCACCAACTGGGCTTCCACGATCAACGCGGGCGTGGCGAACATGAGCGGACTGATCCTGCCCGGATGATCAACGGAGCAGGAAGGCGAGTACCGCGGTCAGCAGACTGATTCCCGCTACCAGGTATCCCCACGTCGCCCCTCTGCCCATGCTGCGCCCCTCGGTCAGGTCGAGCCGTTTGGAAAGGCTCGTGACGACCTTGTCCAGCGCCTCCAGCTGCTCCGTGGTGGCAACTCCGGTTCGCAGTTCGTTCAGCAGTTCGAGACGTTTGTCGGCCGAGAGCTCCGCCTTCAGTACGGCTTCCTTCGCTGCCAGCAGCGCTGCCTGTACGGCCTCTTTCGCCGCCAGCAGCGCAGCGTCAAGAGCCTTCTGCTGAGCGTCGTAGCGCTGCTGGTAACGGGTGTCGCGCTCGTCCATCAGCGCTTTGAGCGTGCCGAGGGTCCATCGGGCTTTGGACATGTGGCGAGCGTAAGGCACACTGAACGTGCTTCTCGGGTGGGTATGCCGAAGCGTGCACAGAGGGCCCCTCGTATGGACAGCGGGGGGCCTTCGTGCTGCGGGAATGGTCATCCGCAGGCCAGCGGCTACCATGAGCACGACCTCATGATCGGAGGCGTGCCATGGTATGGAGGATCCCCCGGCTCCAGCGCACCCCGCCCAAGGATTCCGTTCCGGCCGCCCTGACGGCTTCTGCGCCTCCCGCCCTCACCGCCGCAGCCACACAGGCCAAGGGTGCCCGCGATCAGCTTCTGCGCCATACCGAGTCGTGGCAGGACGAGCTGTGGCGGTACTACACCACCGTGGGGGAGTTCAACTTCGGGGTGTGGTGGCTCTCCAACATGCTCTCCCGTGTCCGGCTGCGCGCGGCGAAGCTCCAGCCGGACGCAGATGAGCCGGAGATCGAGATGAAGGGCCCCGCGGCCGAGCTGATGATGATGCTCGGCGGAGGCGTGGGCGGGCAGTCCCAGATCCTGAAGCGGGCCACTGTCCACCTCTCCGTCCCCGGTGAGGGCTACCTGGTGGGTGAGACCACCGACGGTACGGAGAGGTGGATGATCCGCTCCGTCGATGAGATCAGGGCCGAGTCCGGCACGTTCTTCGTCATGGACGAGGAGTCCGTCAACGCAGGCCGCGACTGGCGCAAGCTCGGTCCGGACAGCCTGGTCGTGCGCATCTGGCGGCCGGACGACCGGTTCTACCACCTGGCCGATTCCCCGGCGCGCAGCGCCCGGGAGGTTCTGCGGGAGCTGGAGCTGGTCAACCGGAAGATTCAGGCGGACTACCTGAGCCGACTGGCGTCTGCGGGAGTCGTCCTCGTACCCAGTGAAATCGACTTCCCGGTGCGCGAGGAGTTCCTGGACGAACCGAACCCCTTCATGCTGGAGTTCATCGAGATCGCTTCTGAGGCGATCAAGAACCCCGGCTCTGCCTCCGCCGTCATCCCCATTCCGATCACGGGACCGGCCGAGGTGCTGAAGGAGTTCCGCCACGTCGACTTCACACTCCAGGCCGACGAGAAGATCATTGAGAAGCGGGATTCCGCGATCAAGCGTCTGGCGACCAAACTCGACATGCCCGCGGAGATCCTGCTCGGCATGGGCGACGTCAATCACTGGGGTGCCTGGCAGCTGGAGGAAGGGGCGCTCAAGACGCACATCGCTCCCGTGGCGGAGCTCATCTGCGACTCCCTCACCCGGGGGTACCTCCAGCCGCGACTGGCTGCCAGCGGCGCCACTGACGCCGGGCAGTGGGTCGTCTGGTACGACATGAGCGAACTGGCCCTGCGCCCCGACCGCAGCGAGAACGCCAAGGACGCGTACGACCGCATGGAGCTGTCCGGTGCAGCGCTGCGCCGGGAAGTCGGGTTCGACGAGGACGACGCTCCGACCGAAGAGGAGCTGGAGGCCATCGGCCTCAAGATCATGGTTCGTACGGTGCCGGGCGCCGGGCCTGCTGCGCTGGACGCGCTCACCGGTAAGAAGGTGCTCGATCCCCTGCTCACCGCACCGAAGGCGTCCCAGCCGCCCTCCGGTACCGGCAAGCCACCGCCGGGGGAGGAGGGCGGCCCGCCCGAGGCGCACGGTCCTCCGTCGCCGCCCGAGGAGGCGGTTCCCAAGGCGGCCGCCGCACGCACGGAGCGCATGTCCCGGCAGGCAGCCACACAGCACGTGCTCAAGTTCACCGCGGGCAGCAGATGGGACCTCCTGCATCCCGAGGTGTGCACCGGACACGTCTACAGCTGTCCGTTCACCTACGCGATCAGAACGGCAGCGCCACAGGCCGTACCCGGTACCAGCGGTGCCTACGTCTGCCATCTGGACGCCTTCGGCCTGCTGAAGATCGACGGCCCCTCTCCCTACCAGGACACCAGCAAGATGATCAGCACCAATCTGCTGCCGGTGAGGAATGGTCATGCACGGCTCTGATCACCGAGTGGCCATGCACCGCCGTGGCCAGCACGTCCAGAAGGCCCACGGGCGCCGGGTGACGATGGCGAGTGACAGCAGTCATCTGTCCGGCTGCATGATCGCGCTCATGCCGACAGTGGCCGACGCGAAGCGTCTGGCGATCAAGGGCGGGGAGAAGGCTGAAGATCTGCACTGCACCCTGTTCTTCGTGGGTGATGATGCGGAGCTCTGGACGCCGGAGCAGCGCCAGGAGCTCATCTCCAGCATGACCATGCTCGCTCAGGAGCTGGACGGCCCTGTCAGTGCCAAGGTGTTCGGCGTCTCCCACTGGAACGCTGGCGGGGAGTCACCCAGCTGGGTGTGGTCGGTGGGCGACGCAGAACCTGAGCCAGCCGTACAGCTGGGAGGCAGCCTCTCCTTCGCCCACATTCTGGCCACCGAGGCACTGGAGTACATGCACAACCACCCTACCCTGCCCGCGCAGCACACCCCCTGGGTCGCGCACATCTGCGCGGCGTACACCGGGGACCTCACCCTGGCCAAGGAGCTGGAGAAGAGGCTGGGGGAGGTGACGTTCGACCGCATCCGCATCAGCTTCGCCGACGAAGACACCGACATTCCCCTGACGGCCGCTCTGACAGCTGCTGCCGCTCCCCTCAGGCGCAATCTGACGCCTCTGGAGGAGGCCAGCCGCTGGGACTTCGCCGCTCACCAGAAGGACTGGACCGAAGCGGTCGCTGATGCACTGAGCAGCTGGCAGGAGGTCAAGCTCTCATGGCGCAGGGAGATCCGGCAGCAGATCACTTCGGCCGGGGGGATCTCGCCGCAGATCTCCGTGGACACCACGGCAGCGGCCGAGACCCTGTACCACCGCATGCTGCTGCTCGCTCAGCAGGCCGGTGAAGCACAGCAGCGGGAGGCCGAGGAGCAGGGGGTCACGGTTCCGGAGTGGACCCTGGACAGTCTGACTGCCGCACTCTCGGGTTCGGACATCCTGCGGGGTGTCGCTTCCATGCGCGCCAGCATCATGGGCAACCGGCTGGTTCAGTCGGCCCGTTCGCGTCTGGCAGCCCTGTTCGGCTCCGGCCGGGACAGCGAGGAGCTGGCGGACGACGTGGACGGTGCTCTGGACGAGCTGTCCGACGCTTCGGACGAGGAGGCCATCGGTGCCGCGATGACCGGCGCGCAGAACACCGGACGCATGGCCGTGCTCATGGTTGCCCCGCTGGGTCAGTACGTCGCGTCGGAAGCGCTGGACAAGAACACCTGCAAGCCCTGCATCAGCATCGACGGCATGGAGTTCGTCTCCCGCCAGGATGCGATGGAGGCGTACCCCAGCGGCGGATCGGGCTACGCAAAATGCCAGGGCGGATCCCGCTGCCGGGGCACGCTCCTGGCCGTGTGGGGTGGTCTGGACGACTCGGTAACGGCCGACGGTGGCATCATGAGCGCGACCGAAGCCCTGGTGGAGGAGGGAACCATGCCGTGGCACACGGTGCAGGGACATTCCGGATGCCCGTCCTCTGAGCCCTGGGCGGTAGTCAAGGATTCGGACGGCAGCGTTGCCGGATGCCATGCCTCGGAACAGGAAGCGAATGATCAGCTTGCCGCTCTCTACGCGGCGGAATCGAGCGGTGAAATGACAACCGAAGCCGACCTGGGAGCCAAGCCGAGCGAGGGCACGAAGAAGGACAAGAGGATCAAGGAAAACAAGTACGGGGAGGAGGCGGGAGTCGTCGTTACCGAGGCGGAGCAGGAGCTCACCTCAGGACCCGTTGAGCTGGAAGGCAAGACGGCCCCCTGGCGCGGGCCCCTCACCGTGGAGGGCATCGAGACCGGCGACGGACGCGAGTTCGACACCGACTCCCTCACCTGGGCAGACCTCCCCCTCCCCCTGCGCTGGAACAAGGAGGACAGTCACGGCGGGGAGCCGCACACCGTGGCGGTCAACGTCGGCAACATCACCAAGATCTGGCGTGAGGGCAGCCTGGTCATGGGAGAGGGCCTGCTCGACCTGGGTGACGAGGACGGCCAGCGCGTCCACGACAAGATCAAGGGTCAGTTCCTCCGCGGTGTCTCGGTAGACGTCGACTCGATCAAGGACGCGGACATGGAGCTCGTCTGGCCGGACATGCCGGACGGGGAGGGCGGGGAGGAAGCCGATCTGTTCGAGATGCTGTTCGCGTCCCCCGAGAAGATCGTGTTCCACCGGGGACGCATCCGTGCAGCCACGGTGGTGGACATCCCCGCCTTCGCTGAGGCGTACATTGCCCTGCTCGATGAAGAGGGAGCCGTGCTTGCCGGGGGTGAGCGCATCGGCGCACTGCGCGCTTCCCGTACTCCGCGGCCCGTGTTCACCGGTCCGGTCCTGCGCGCCAGCGGTTCCGGCTGGGCTCCCCCCGTGACCTGGTTCCAGGATCCTGCCCTCTCCGTGCCCACAGGAATCACCGTGGACAACGAGGGGCGCGTTTACGGTCATGCCGCCCTGTGGGGTACCTGCCACATCGGTCAGGCCGGAGTGTGCGTCACCCCGCCGCACGAGGAGGACCACCCGTACTTCATGACGGGCGAGATCGTCTGTGCGGACGACTCCCGGGTGTCCGTCGGTCAGATCACCGTGGGTACGGGGCACGCCCCGATCAGCTACAACGCTCACGCTGCCAGCGACCACTACGACAACACGGGTGCCGCCGTGGCGGACGTCGTGGTCGGCAACGACGCTCACGGGATCTGGGTGGCCGGTGCGGTGCGCCCCGGCGCGGACAGCAGCCGTGTGCACGAGCTCCGCGGTGCCGGACAGGTCTCCGGAGACTGGCGCAGGATCGGCGGACAGCTCCGCCTGGTGGGCCTGCTGGCCGTGAACACTCCGGGCTTCCCTGTGCCGAAGCTGCGCACCTCGGTCAAGGCCGGATCCCAGTTCGCCCTGGTGGCCAGCGGCATCCCGCACCTGTCCAACCAGGTCCGGGAGGATCAGCTCGACAAATGGGCATACGCTCGGGTGATGGACATCATGCGCCGTCGCGTCCACGGAGAGGGGTGATCATCATGTGCGGCTGCAACAAGCCTGCGCCTCCGCCGCCGGTACCGGAGCCTGAATCGCTGACCTGACAGTGTCCAGCATTCATTTAGCCGATTCACCAAAGAGAATTCGATCTTTGGTGAATCGGTTTTCTGATGCTATCTTCCGGCTGACACACAGATCATTCTGGCCAGCCGTCGGAGGTTATCGTGCCGGAGCCTGAGCTTTTCCACGCACCCGACGACCTCTCCCTGGTCAGTGATGCCGATCTGGCAGCACTCCAGGACCAGGCCGTCGCTGAATTCGACCGGATCGAGCAGGCAGGGGAGTTCACGGCCGAAGCCCTGACCTACTCCGCCACCATCACCGAAAGCCTCGACCGTATCCGGGCCGAGCTCCAGGTGCGTGAGGACCGCGCCAGCCGGAAGGCCGAGACGGAGCGCCTGGCGGCAGAGCGCCGTATGCAGGATCTCCGCGGCCGGGTGCACGGCGACGGAACGGGTGAAGGCGGCGAGACTGCCACCGCCGCTGCGGCCGCCGGTCCCGGCGGACAGATCAACCTCGGGGAGCTGACGCAGGCCACCGCGCAGGGTGTCGCCATGGCGCTGTTCGGGGAGAACAGCCCGCAGATGGAGCAGGTCAAGAGCCGGATGGCGTCGCTGTCCGCCACCCGTAACCAGGCTCCGCCGCTCAAGGTTCCCGGAGCCGTACCGGCCATCACCGCCTCGGTGGACATTCCCGGCGTGGCCACCGGCCAGGCCCTGCCCACCATCGAAGCCCTCGGCAGTGCCTTCCAGCAGAAGGCCCGCGCCATCCCGATCACCCGCGACGGCAGGGGTGCCGCGCGTCACCTGGTCGCCTCGGTGCGCAACACCTTCGAGCACACCATCGACGAGCGGACCAACCCCGCCACGGTGGAAGAGCTCTGGAAGAGCATCCTCCAGGGGAAGTCCAGCAACCTGGACGCGCTGGTTGCCGGTGGCGGATGGTGTGCGCCGTCGGAGATCATGTATAACTTCTTCAACATCGCCGAAGCAGACGGAATGGTCGACCTTCCGTCCGTCGGTGTGAGCCGTGGCGGTATCCGCTTCCCGGTCTCCCCGGCCATCGGCGACGTGTTCTTCCAGGCGTCCGTGGGCGGCGGCGCTACGGCGGCCTCCGGTCTCGGTGGCTTCGCCTTCCCGATGAGCAACGCGACCGACCCGTGGCTGTGGACCGAGTCCGACGACATTCTCACTGTCACCGGATCCGTCAACAAGCCGACGCTGCGCGTCCCCTGCCCCACGTTCTCCGAGGTCCGGCTGGAGTGCTACGGCCTCAGCCTCACCGCGGGCAACCTGACGGACGACGCGTACCCCGAGTCGACGCAGAACTTCATCCGGCTGATGCGCGCGGCCTACGCCCACGCGATCAATGCGCGGCTGATCAGCCTGATGGACACTGCGGCCGGTGGTGCGAACACCATCGGTGCCGTTGCCACCGACGGCCCTGCCCCGAGGATCTACAACTCCGTGGCCCTGGCTGCGACGGACTACCGGGCCCGGTTCGCCATGAGCACCAATGCGGTGCTTGAGGTGATCATGCCGTACTACATCCGGGAAGTGATCCGGGCGGACCTGGCCCTCAAGCAGGGTGTCTCCAACCAGCAGGCTGTCAGCGACGCAGAGATCGACTCGTTCTTCTCCGCGCGCAACGTCCGCGTCCAGTGGGTCAACGACTACCAGGTGCGCGGCGCTTCCCAGCCCGGCAACAGCACGGTCCAGCTCGTGTGGCCCGGCACGGTGAACTTCCTCATGTACGCAGCGGGGACGTTCCTCCACGGCACCGGCCTCCAGCTCGACCTGGGCGTCATCAGGGACTCGGTCCTCAACGCGGAGAACGACTACACCGCGCTGTGGGCGGAGGAGTGCCACCTGATCGCTCTGGTCGGCCACGCCGCACGTAAGTACACCGTGGCCTTCAACGTCTCCGGCCAGGCCGGTGGCGCGGTTGCCACGCCGAACGGTGCTCACGTCTGATTCTCCCTTCATCCGTATCCGCAGGGAGGACAGCGTGACTCTGATCACCGAAGAGGCATATCTCGAAGGGACGACGCCGGTCCAGATCGTCGCGTCGTCCCTGCTCGGGACGCGCATGGTGACGATCTTCTGGTCCGAGTACTCCGTGAAGATCGGGTCTGCGAACGACAACGAGCACGGGTGCCGCCTGGTGCAGACCGGGGACAGCGGCCCCGTCTCATTCCCACTCGCAGCCGGGGCGGCGCTCTGGGCCTGGTCAATGAGTTCGCTGAGTCCGGGTTACATCAGCTACATGGTCAACACCACGATTGTGTGAGGAGGCGTAACCGATGGCCGGAGCACGACAGATCGTCAGCGGCCCGTCTTTCTCACCGCTCCCTTACGGCCTGTGGGACGCAGCGCAGAAGCCCGGTATCGACAATCCCCACTGGCAGCACGGGATCACCTGGGAAGAGCGCTGCGACGCAGGTGCGACCACCTACGACGAGTGCATCGCGGTCACGGGTACGGGCGGAGCTGTTCCGCCCGCACCGGAGAACAAGGCTGACAACGTCGACCAGCTGTTCCGCGGAGCCACGCCGTTCACGGTGTTCGCGGAGTACACCTGTTCGCCCGTCGGCCGGACCGAGGCGGAGACCAATGCTCTCGCGTCCGACGCGCTGGCCCGGGTGGAGGGCTGGTGGGTGGAGCGCGCCGTATGGACGGGGACGTCCGGCGGACGCACCACCGTCTGGCCCCACCTGGCCTCCAGCACAGAGCTGGTGGACCCGCAGAACATCACGCTCCAGTCCGCCGCATCCGTAGCAGCCACCGGGGACGCCGCCCATGCCCTCGGTGCTGTGGAGGCTTCCCTGGCCGACTGCTACCACGGTCAGGGAGTCATCCACATGGCTCCCGAGGCGCTGCCCACCTTCGTCGCGTGGGATCTGGTGGAGGAGGACAACGGCGTCCTGCACACCGCGGCGGGCAATCTGGTCGTGGTCGGTACCGGGTACGACGGATCCTCACCCATCGGCACGGCGGCCGCGGACCAGACCAGCTGGATCTACGCGACCGGCGCGGTGTTCGGCTACCGCAGCGACATGCGCGTCACGACGCTGGCCGAGTCGTTCAACCGGGCGGAGAACACCGTCCACATGCTGGCTGAGCGCACGTACGTGCTCGGCTTCGAATGCTGCCTGATCGCGGCGCTCGTCAACCTCGGAGTACCCACGTAAGGGGTGAATCATGGTCGCAACTGTTTCCGCGTGTGCAACCCCGATCAAGGGCACGCACTACCGCATCGTCAAGCTGGACACCTGTGGCAACCCGGTGACCGGTTCCGGGTCCATGGTCATCGTGTCCAAGGGCTTCGTGAAGGTCTCCATGGAGCCGCAGTACGAGGACGGCGAGGAGTTCTTCGAGAGGACGGCCGACGGCAGCGTCTGCGTGAACCAGAAGGACGACCCCGTCCTCAAGCGCATGCAGCTGACGATCGACTTCTGTGAGATCAACACGACGGGCACGGCGTACATCACCAGCGCCCGTGAACTCACCGTGGGCGCGGCGGGGGTCACCGGATCCGGTTTCGCCTTCGCGGAGGGCCAGCCGACCAACCGGTACTCCCTCGAAGTCTGGCAGCGGGTCGCGGGTTCCGGTGCCTGTGATGCCTCGGGTGCGCAGCGCTATATCTACAACGCCTGGCCCAACGTCGGCTCCAGCAAGCTCGGCGGATACGACATCGAGAACGGCCGGACCACGCTCCAGGTCATGTCCGAGACGAGGGCAGGCAGTACCACCGCGGTCACGGGCTGGCTGAACGGACCGGGTACCGGTACCAACTGGCTCCCGACGTCCGAGACGCTGGGCGCCGGGGAGCACTGGCTGTGGAACATCACCACCACGGCACCGCCCACCGAAGCCTGCAACCCGACCACCCTGACGTGATCCGATGAAGATTCCGGTATTCGAGCGGCCGCCGGTCGAGTGGGAGTGCCCCAACTGCCCGGTGGTCGCCCGCACGCCCTGGGACTGCCCCAACCGGTTCCACGACTGCCGCGGGCTGGAGGGGCTGCTCGCGCCCATGGTCCGCCGGGGCACGAACTGCCGGGTCGTCGCTGTGGAGCGCGAGGACTACATCGGCACCGAGGACGTCCGGCTCAACGGTGCCGGACGTCCGATCATGTCGGTGGTCACCATCCGGGACGACGGCCAGGACTGCGTGGCTTATGCGCCCACGGCGTATGCAAGGAGTGATCGGTAATGGCATGGGCTGACAGCAAGCTGTTCCGGGAGTGGTTCTCCCAGGAGGTCCAGGTCTCCGGCACCAGCTACACCGGCCTGGACTCCGACACGGTCAAGGCGGCGCTGTTCAACAACTCCGTGACGCCGGACAAGGACGCGGCCGCCGCGTCCACCGGCTTCAACACGGGCACCTGGGTCACGGCCAACGAAGTGACCGACGTGACCAACTGGGTCAGTGGCGGCCGCGCGCTGGCGTCCAAGACCTTCACCACCCCGTCCACCGGGGTTTTCATGTTCGACGCTGCGGACCTGGCAGGTGGCGGCACCGTCACCATCACCAACGCGTTCGGGTGCCTGGTCTACGACGACACGATTTCCGGCGGCACCGTGGCCGACCAGGGGGTCTGCTACAACTACTTCGGCGGGGCGCAGAGTGTCACCGCGGGGACGTTCACGATCGTCTGGAACGCCAACGGGATCTACCGAGTGACGGTCTGATCATGCCTCTGGACGCCACCAACCGGGCCCGTGCCGTTGCGCAGTTCATGCGCGACGCGGTGATTGCCGGTGCGTCCCTGGCAGGCATCACCAAGACCGATATCACCGCAGCCGTAGCAGCGACGGATGACTGGATCGACACCAACCAGGCCAGTTTCAACACGGCGCTGCCGGTCAACTTCCGGACCAACGCGAACCTGGCGACCAAGACCTTCCTCTTCTGCTACGTGGCCATGCGCCGGGCGGGACGCCTGCGGGCGGAAGAGGACGGCTGATCATGGCCAATGTGCGCGTCATGCTCGATCCCGGATCCGCGCAGTACCTGGGATCCGCGTTCCCGCAGTACGACAAGATCAACGGTACGAACGGCCCGGTGCCGGTTCTCAAGTTCGACGCTGCTGCAACGGAGACTGCGTTCTGGGTGATCGACCCGTTCGGGTACGCCAGCGGCAACCCGGTTCTGGACATCGAGTGGGCTGCCGACACGGCCACCAGCGGCGTGGTCCGGTGGGAGGCGCAGCTTGCTGCAATCACCCCGGAGACTGACACGCAGGATGCGACCACCAAAGCCTTCGCTACGGCTCAGACAGTCGACGACACGCATCTGGGTACGACGGCCCGGCGCATCATGCAAGCAACGATCACCATCACAAACCTCGACTCGATCACCAATGGGGACGTGCTCTGGATCAAGCTGAGCCGTCTCGGGGCGCACGCCAACGACACGATGGCGGGGGATGCCTGGCTGACGCAGGCAAGGTTCACCTACTCCAACACGTAGGGAGAACCCCATGGCTGTCCGGTTCTCGGCCAGTGCGCACACCTACAGCCGTACCGTCACGCTCGGCTCCCAGTCCCAGCTCTCCGCATGCTGCTGGGCCAAGATTTCCTCCGACCGGAACGTTATCTCCGGCATTTTCTCCATCGGCTCCTCCACCGCGGAGTACTGGAGTCTGGGCACCAACACCGACGGCACGACGCTGCGCTTCTACGACGACGCCAGTGCCACGGCCGGTCCGGCGCTCACCGTGGGCACCTGGTACTTCATCGCCATGTCGAGCAACGGGGCGAACGGTTCGCTCTGGGCTGTGGCGCAGGGCACGGAAGCTTTCCCCTCGGCCACTACCTGGACCGGGGGATCCACGACTACCACGGCTACGTCGCTGCTGATCGGCAACCTGCACGACTCCACCTCGAACGACTGGCTCAACGGCTGCGTGACCGGGGTGAAGTTCTGGGTGGGGGCTACGCTTACCGCGGCGGAGTTTGCTCAGGAGCGCTGGTCCATACGGCCCGCCCGCACGGCGAACATGACTGCCTGGTACCCGCTCACTCAGGCGGAGACCACTGACTACAGCGGCCTGGACAATACCCTTTCCGGCGGTTCCGGAGCCACCACCGAAGACGGCCCCGGACTCAGCTGGGGCTCGCCCCCGATCCGTTCCATCCTCGCGGTAGACCCTGCCACCAGTGCCCCGGCCGAGCAGGCAGCCGCGACTGGCACGGCGAACGCGGGTCAGGCGGCCGCTGGTGCGCAGCCGGATACCCCGGCAGCCACAGGCACGGCGAACGCGGGTCAGGCGGCCGCTGGTGCGCAGCCGGATACCCCGGCAGCCATAGGCACGGCGAACACCGCGAGCACGGCGCTCACGGCGAACGCGGGTCAGGCCGCAGCAACAGGTGCAGCATCCGACGCCACCGTGCTCACCGGACGCGAGGCTCCCGCCGGGGCAGTGAGCGCGACCGGCACGGCGTTCGACGCCACCGCGGCCGTGGGTGCGCAGCCGGATACCCCGACAGGGGCAGGCACGGCGAACACCGCGAGCACGGCGCTCACGGCGAATGCCGGACAGGCCGCAGCCACAGGCACGGCCACTGATCCCTCCGCGGCGCTCACGGCGAACGCCGGACAGGCCGCAGCCACAGGCACGGCGTTCGACGCCACCGCGGCCGTGGGCAAGGACGCTCCTGCGGAGGCTGCGAGTGCTAGCGGCTCGGCTAGCAGTCCGCAGGCGGCCGCTGGTGCGCAGCCGGACACTCCCGCGGGAACAGGTTCAGCGCTGGCCCCCTCCACGGATGCCACCGTCAATTCCGGCCAGGCCGCAGCCGCAGGTACGGCGTTCGATGCCACTGTCAGCACGGTGGCGGAGACCAGCGCACCTGCACAGACGGCTTCAGCTTCCGCTGTAGCGGCCGATCCCTCTGTGGCTGGTACCACCGCCCCAGATACCCCCTCCGCGGCAGCGACGGCCCTGGCAGCGGCCGTCTCGGGTACCGTGACGGCGGACGCTGCATCTGCTGCCGCGAGTGCTGAGAGTCCCAGCACGTCCGTCACGGCCGGTGCGGGTGCAGCGTCCGCCACGGGGGCAGCGTCCGACGCTGCGGTGCTCACCGGGCGCGAAGCTCCTGCCCAGGCAGCTACAGCCACGGGGTCAGCTCCGGATCCGTCGGTCGCTGCCGCCCCGGGTGCTGGCACAGCAGCCGCGACCGGTACGAGCGAAGATCCGGTTGTCAGCACGAGCGGCAACACGAACGCCCCGGCGCAGGACATCGCAGCGTCCGGAACTGCCCTCACCCCGAGTACTGCGATCACAGTTCCGGAGCAGGCTTCCTCAGGTTCGGGTGCGGCGCAGGACGCCGGGGCGGCACTGGAGGTCTTCCCGGGGACGGCGGCTGCCGCAGGCAGCACGTCCGGTGCCAGTACGGGCGCAGGTGCAGCGGCAGATGTTGCCAGTGCGGCCGCAACAGTTGATACCGAACTGGCCCGGATCGAAGCACTGGCAACATCTGCCGGTATGACTGCCGTTGCTTTCGGGGCCACGGTGGACGCGAACTACCAGGCATTCGCCGGAGTTGCCGCCGCAGCCGGTGCTGCGTCCAGCCCTATGGCTGCGGCGACGGCCCTTCCAGGCACAGCGCAGTCTACCGGTACGGCGTACGACACCGTTGATCCTCATACGTCCTCCCGGGAGCAGGTGTACGGCCATGAGCCGGGGGATACGGCGTCCGGCCGGTACGGTGCGGAAAGGCCAGTGGCGCGCGAGCCGGTATCGTCGATCACGGGCAGAGGACCGACCAGTTCGATATCGGGAAGGGAGCCCTGACCATGGCCGCTACGTCCGTCACGATCGGCCCGTACGTTCAGGGTGAGAAGCCCCCACCGCTGGTCTATCAGTTCCTGGACAGCGCGGGCGCAGCCATCAACCTGACCGGGTACACGGCTGTGTTCAACTTCAGGCCGGTGGACGGTACGTCGACTGCGGGCCTGGCCACTGTGACCACTCCCCTTACAGGACAGGTGACCCACACCTGGACCGGCGCGGAGTTCCCGTCGGCGGGCGACTTCTGGGCGGAGTTCTGGGTCGGCAACACCGTCCAGAAGTTCTGCTCCCTGCGCCTGGAGTACAACGTCCGTGTAGCCGTCGGCCCTGTCCCGAGCATCTGAGGCGATCATGACTGCTGACTTCGGTCCCTGCTCCGACTGGCCCGTCATCTGGAACTGTCCTGAGCTGGTCTCCACATCGAGCCCCACCGCGACCGGCAACGCCGTGACCGCGGCAACCGAAATCCTGTGGGCGCTGTCCGGCCGCCGGTACGGCACCTGTGAGATCACCCTGCGCCCGTGCCGGAAGTACTGCGGCAACGAGAACTGGCTCAGCTGGGATTACCCCATCTGGTCCGGGCTCAGCTACAGCGGCCCGTACTTCGACTGGTACTGGCTTCCCCAGCTGTGCGGCGCCTGTGGCAACAGCTGCTCCTGCAACCAGGTGCCCGAGGTCATCCTCCCCTCCCCGGTGAGCCGGATCGTCAGCGTGAAGGTGGACGGCGTTGCCCTGGTCACCGGGGCCTACCGGGTGGATGACAACCGGCTTCTGGTGCGCACGGACGGATCGGACTGGCCCCGCTGCAACAATCTGCTGCTTGCGGACACACAGGTGGGTACCTGGTCCGTCACTGCGGAGTACGGCCAGGAGGTTCCCGTAGCGGGACGTCTCGCCGTGGGGGAGATGGCCTGCGAGATCCTGAAGGCCATGAGCGGGGAGGACTGCCGCCTGCCGCCGGGGGTCACACAGCTGGTACGGCAGGGGATCACCATCAGCTACCCCGACGTGGGTCAGCTGCTCAAGGACGGGCGGACCGGACTCTACCTGGTTGATCTGTTCCTGGCGTCCGACAATCCTTACGGCCTGGCACAGAAGGCCCGGGTGTACAGCATCGACAGGCCGCGCCACCGGAGGGCAGGGACGTGATCACCGGTACGGACAAGTGGTACCAGGTGGCCGCTGCCCTGCGGGACGCGGTTGTCGCCGGACTGACCACCCCGGTCCAGCGCAGCTGCATCGTGCCCGGGGACATCGCGTGGGACGGCTGCACCTGCGGCGCTCTGTACGTCGGCCACACGATCCTCGTGCTCTCGGACACCTTCCCCGAGCAGCGTGGTGTTGTCCTGTCCCCGTGCGACTCCCCGTACGAAACGCAGGAGCTCATCTTCGCCCTGATGCGCTGTGCGCCGAACCCCACCGGCCAGAACATGGAGGTGCCCTGTCCCGAGCTGGACACCTCGGCCCTCCAGGTCCGGGTGGACGCACAGGAAGTCCTCAATGCTGTGTCCCACAAGCTCTGCCTGATGAAGGACGTGGAGATTGAGGACTTCATCATTGACACACAGATCGTCAAGGGTCCGGAGGGCGGCTGCGTCGGTACCGAGCTCCGCATCCGTGTCGGGCTTCCGAGAGGCTGAACCATGGCCAAGGACTTCATCACCGTGTCGCCGGAGAAGGCCATGCGCCTTGCCCGCAAGACGGCTTCTGCTCACATCGCCCTCAAGACCGAAGCAGTCGCTGCCCGTGCCCGGCTGCTCGCCCCCGGTTCGATGAAGCACCACATCCGCCCGATCTTCAAAGGCGGACCGGCGCCCCTGGGCATCGTCATGTGCGACCACCCCGCGACGAGCTTTGTCATTCACGGGACCAACCCTCACGAGATCCGCCCGCGGAACAAAAAGGTGCTGAAGTTCGAGGTGCGGGGCAAGACCGTTTTCGCCCGGGTGGTCCACCACCCCGGAACCAAGCCCAACAATTTCCTGCTCAAGGCGCTGATCGGATCCCGGACGCGCTGAGACCGAAGGTATGGATATACGGTCTTCCCCGTCCGGGAGGGGAACCGGGCAGGGATGCTGAAACGATCAACTCCCTGACCAGCCACTATTCCTAGAATCTGATTTAGATAAACAGGTACCAGGGTGGTTCTGGAAGGTCCGGAGAAGGGAACCTCCGGACTTTCCTACTCTACGGACCGGTAACCAGGACGAACCCTACGAAGAGCTACCACATAGGTATACGGCTTTCCGTATACCAGGCTCCGGAACATCCTCCGGAATGATCTTGTCTGATCCCCGCGTACGGTGTCGACCATGAAGAGCTTCACGAAGGTGCGCAAGGAACTGAAGTTCGAAATCGACGGAGACGTCTTCGAGGCTGCCCCGGCTCTTCCCGCCGACACGCTCATGGACTTCGCCACGCAGTTCGAGGGCATGGACGAGAACGACGGAGCCAAGGCTCAGCTCGCCATGGTCACTGTTCTGGAGACGGTTCTGGTACCGGAGTCCTTCCAGCACTTCCGGGCCAGGATGGGTGATCCACAGCAACCCATCGAACTAGACCAGGTGAACGACGTCGTTCAGTGGATCATGAGTGAGTACGGGATGCGCCCTACCCTGCCATCCGAGCGCTCCTCGGATGGGTCACCCAGCCCGGAATCTGGCACGAGCTCGACGGAGAACACTCAAGCCGAGGTGTCGATCTCAGCGATCTCCCTGCCGACCGATTCCTGAACGTCGTCTACTACGCCATGACCGAGCGCCTGCCTGTCGGTGAGAACGAGAAGTACGAGGACGTACGCCGCAGGTTCGACGAGCAGCTGGGCGTGGCCGGGTGGACGGTACCGGGACAGAAGGTCAGGGAGCCTGCCGCGCGGGAGCCGGGCGCTCCGCTGTGGTGGGTGGACGAAGAGGAAGCGTCCGCGAGTTTCATGAAGTCGATGGGAGTGGTTCTCGATGGCTGAGCTGGTCGGCCAGGGACTCGTACACATCCTCCCGGACTTCAGCGGGTTCGGTAAGAAGCTCAAGGCTGAGATGGCCCTGGCCAAGACCCAGATGGACGGGTCGTCCAGGGGGTTCAAGGCTGCGGCCGCCACCGTTGGCGCCAGCATGGCGCGCATCGGCAAGGGCACCACGATGGTGGCGGCCGGTGCCGCGGTCGCCTCCCTCAAGATGGCTGGTGACTTCCAGGCGCACACCGCGGTGCTCCAAACGGCTGCCGGTGAGACGGCCAAGGGACTCAAGGTCGTCCGGGCTGGGATCATGGACATTGCCCGGGGTACCGGCACCGGGATGAACGAGCTCACCGAAGGCATGTACACCATTGAGAAGGCGGGGTACCGGGGAGCCAAGGGCCTGGTCATCCTGAAGGCGGCCGCGCAGGGAGCGCGCGAGGAGAACGCGGACCTGGCCGACGTGACCAACGCCATGACCTCCGTCATGGCTTCGTACCACCTGGAATCCTCGGACGCCGTCCGCGTCATGAACGCGCTGAAGACCTCCGCGGGTGAAGGCAAGATCACCATGGAGCAGTTCTCCGGCGCGCTCTCCACCGTGATCCCGATCGCTTCCGCCAACAAGATCAGCTTTGAGGAAGTCGGCGGCGCCATCGCCACCCTCACCCAGCACGGCACCAGCGCCCGGGAAGCCACCCAGGAACTGTCGGCGACGATCCGTAACCTCACCGCGCCCAACATGGTGGCGCAGCGGGAGATGGCCCGGTTCGGTCTGAGCAGCGTGGACGTCTCCACAAAGATCGGCAAGCGCGGACTGACCGGGACCTTCGAACTGCTCACTGACACGATCCTGAAGAGGATGGGCCCCTCGGGCACTGTCCTCATGAGCGCGTTCGAGGGAACCAAGCAGTCGGCCGCCGCAGCGCAGGAGATGCTGAAGAAGATCCCACCGGAGTTCCAGGACATGGCCCGGGAGTTCCTGGGCGGGAAGATGATCCTGGAGGACTGGACGAAGTTCCTCAAGGGCGTGCCGGTCGAGAGCCGTCCCATGCTCCAGAACTTCGCCACGCTGGTCAACCGGTCCAAGGGCTTCAGCCGGGAGCTCAAGGCCGGTGGCTCGGCCTCCAAGACCTACACCGACGCGCTGCGGAAGATGTCCGGCGGCGCCATCGGTCTGAACACCATTCTCCAGCTCACCGGGGAGAGCCTGCCGGGCTTCAAGGAGCGTGTGGAGAAGACTGGCCATTCCATGCACAACGCGTCCAAGGACGTGGAGGGCTGGGGCGTTACACAGAAGCTCTTCAACGTCCGGCTCGACATGGCCAAGCAGACCGTAGCCGCATTCGCGATCCAGATCGGGACCAAGCTGATCCCGGTCGTCACAGGAATTGTCGACTTCTTCGGCCGCCACCAGAAGATCACCATGACGCTGGTCGGGGCCCTGACTCTGCTGCTCGCGAGCACGATGGCCGTCTACCTCGGAATGAAGATCTTCGCCGTTTACACTGCGCTGGCCACCACGGCAACAGTGGCCTGGACCGTCGCCACCATGGCACAGACGGACAGCCTTATGATCATGCGCGCCCAGCTCGCCATCCTCTGGATCTCCCAGAAGGCCGTCGCCGTCTGGACCGGCATCGTCACCGCTGCGCAGTGGCTGTGGAACGCCGCGATGACTGCCAACCCGATCGGGATCATCATCGTGGCCATTGCCGCGCTGGTGGGCGCAATCATCTGGATCGCCACCAAGACCACCTGGTTCCAGACGGCCTGGAAGTACGCCTGGAATGCGATCAAGGCTGCGGGGGAGTGGGCCTGGCGCTATCTGAAGCCCGTGTTCGAGGGGATCAGTCTGGCTGCCCGGATCATGGCCACGATCATCGGTGTGCTGGTCGTCTATCCGATCATCCTGCTTTTCAAGGCGCTGGCGGCTGCGGGGACCTGGCTCTGGAAAACGATCTTGAAGCCAGCATTCGACGGGATCGGTTCTGCGATCAAGCTGGTCTGGCTCGTGATCATCAAGCCTGCGCTGAACAACATGATGTCGATCTTCCGCCTGGTCGGTTCCGTGGTCATGCTGCTCTGGCGCAGCTACGTCGTACCGGCCTGGAACGGGATCCGTCAGGTGATCTCCCTTGCCTGGGCGGGGATCAAGGTCGTTCTGGGCCTGTTTGTCCAGTATGTCGTAGGTCCCCTCGTGCGCGGCTTCCGCACGGCGAAGGACGGGATCGTCGCGGCCTGGACCGTCCTGCGCCAGGCCATCTCCCTGGTCTGGGAGCGGTATCTGCGTCCGGTGTTCGACAAGATCAAGTCTGCGGTCCACCTGGTGAAGCTCGGGTTCGACACCGGGGTGCACGGCATCAAGGTGGCCTGGGACAAGCTGTACGCGATTGCCCGGGGGCCCATCTCCTTCATGGTCAACTGGGTATACAACCGCGGAATCGTTCCCACCTGGAACGCCGTGGCCAAGATTACGAAGGTTGGGAAGCTCAACCCGATCAAGTTCGCGCAGGGCGGCCGCACCCGGGGAGGACAGCCGGGAGTCGACTCCATCCCCATTCTGGCCATGGCGGACGAGTTCATGATCAACCGTCGGGCTGCCAAGAGCGTCGGCTACGGAGCGCTGGACTACATCAACAGCACCGGCCGCCTGCCGTTCGCCGGGGGAGGGCAGATCCCCGGATACAAGGACGGCGGAGTGATCGGCTGGCTCGGTGGCGCAGCCAAGAGCGTCGGTGGCCTGCTCAAGGACACGGCCAGTCTGGCGGGGGACCTGTTCATGGATCCCCTGGGCATGTGGAAGAAGCTCACCGGACCCCTGATGAAGTCGGTCAACGCCGGTCTGGGCAACGGAGGCATCGCGGACTTGGTCCGGAGCATGCCCCAGCGCATGGTGGACGGCCTGGGCGGCATCCTGAAGAACGCCGCAGGCAGCCTTGCGGGGATGTTCGGGCTCGGCGCCGGTAGCGCCACCGGGGGAGGCGGCGCGGGGGTCAAGCGCTGGACCGGCGTGGTCCAGATGGCCCTGCGGATGCTCGGTCAGCCCGCCGGGTACACCGCGATGACCCTGCGCCGGATGAACCAGGAATCCGGCGGCAACCCGACCGTGGTCAATAAATGGGACTCCAACTGGAAGGCCGGACATCCCTCGGTCGGCCTGATGCAGGTGATCGGTCCGACCTTCCGGGCCTACGCGGGCAAGATGCTCAAGACGGGGCCGTTCCTGTACGGCACCTCGGTCAACCCGCTGGCGAACGTCTACGCCGCGATGCGCTACGCGCTGGCTGCCTACGGCTCGCTGCCGCGGGCCTTCAACCGTGCCGGGGGCTACGCCAACGGCAGCAACGGCACCTCGGCAGGCTGGCACACCGTGGGCGAGCACGGCATCGAGCTCGCACACTTCCAGTCCGGCGGCCGCGTGCTCGGCTCCCGCCAGACCTCCAGCCTCCTGGGCGGCGGGGGCATGCTGGTCCAGCTGACCATCGAGAACCACGGCGTGATCGGCTCGCAGCACGAGATGGAGAACTGGCTCACCGAATCGCTGGACAACCTGCGGCGCAAGGGCAGGCTCCAGGGCATCGTGAGGGCGGCGACGGGCTGACATGGCTATCGCGTTCCGCGCCGCAGGAGCCCGCCTGAAGACCATCGGAGGCGGTGCCAAGAACGTCCCCATGCCCGCGGGTGTGGTCGCGAACGACCTGCTCATCATGTTCAGCACGCAGGACAGCCGGACGGACGAGACCACTCCCGCCGGGTGGAACGTCCTGATGACTGCCGGACGGTACGACCAGTCGGCCCCCCACCCCTGGCCCCGGACCACCTTCTTCTGGCGCATCGCCACCGGCTCCGAAGGTGCGAACGTCTCGGTCACCTACCCCTCGGGTTCCTATCCCTCGGGCACGCCCAACATCCTGTCCTTCATCGCGGCCTGGTCCGGGACGCACCTGACCACGCCGCTGAACGACTGGGAGCCCGACGACACCACCAACCCGAGCACCACGGTCGATCACCCGCAGATCAACGTCACCTCCGCCAACAGCTGGCTCGTGACCTTCCGGGCTGCCAGTGCCCTGGTGGCGTGCACCTTCACGGACTCGGTGGGCGGGGACGCCGAACGGGTGGACGACACCGACGGCTTCGGGGAGCTGTCCGTAGCGCTGTACGACTCCAACGCCACGGTGTCCACCGGTACCTCGGCCCTGCGCCAGACCACGGCCAGTAACACCCCGTACTTCGGCAACAACATGTCGACGCTGGCGATCCGGCCGCCGACCGCTGCGGGCAGTACGCAGGCCCCCGCCGGACTGGCCTCCGCCACAGGGACGGCGTACAACCCCTCGGTGACGGTGGTCCAGCCGACATGGGCTTTCTGCGTGTCCGGCGCGCAGTACTCCTTCGCCATCGACTGGAATGCGGACGGGGACTTCACCGACCCGAACGAGGAAGTCAGCCAGGACATCACCAGCGCCGGAATCTCCGTCGGCTACGGCCGGGACCAGGAGCGTCAGCTCTCCCCGACGTCCGTGGGCACGATGGCCTTCAACCTGAACAACTCCGGCCGGACCTACAGTCCGGAGAACGTCAGCTCTCCCCTGTTCGGTGATCTGGACCCCGCCCGGGAAACCCGTGCTCAGGTCACTTACAGCGGCGTGACCTATCCGCTCTTCCGCGGCCGGATCGACGACTACAACGTCAGCTCCGACCGCAAGAGCCGTACGGCATCCTTCACCTTCCTGGACGGACAGGCGCTGCTCCAGGGGACCAAACTGTCCACTGCTCTGTACACCTCGATCCGCTCCGGCGCGGCCGTGAGCGTCATCCTGGACGAGATCGGATGGACCGGTCCGAGGGACATCGACCTGGGCGCGTCGTTCTTCCCCTACTGGTGGGTGGACGGCACGGACGCCTTTGCCGCCATGCAGGAGATCGTCCGGTCCGAAGGTCCGCCCGCCATGGCCTACCAGGCACCCGACGGTACGTTCGTCTTCCGCGACCGGCACCACCGGATCGTGCGGGAGCACTCTGTCATCTCGCAGGGACGGTTCGCCGCTGAAGCGATCGACTGCGCGGCCCCGCCCGTGACCGGCTTCAACTACACGGCCCCGTTCACCTACGCGCACGGCTGGCGGGACATCATCAACAAAGCGCAGATCGAAGTGGGGGAGCGCACCCCGTCGCTGGAACTGGAAGTCGTCTGGTCGTCCGAGTCGACCACGGTCGTCGGACCGAACGAAACGATCTCCCTGCACATCTCCAGTTCCGAGCCGTTCACGGATGCGCAGGATCTGATCGACGGTACGGACATCGTCTATGCGGCCGGACCGGTCGTGACTGCGACCTTCAACCGGACCAGCGGACAGTCCATCATCCTGCGGATCACATCTACCGGCGGCACAGCTGTGATCACATATCTTCAGGTGCGGGCGCGGCCGGTCACGGTTCAGCGGACGATCAACATCAGTCAGGTGGACAGTGCTTCCGTCGGCGAGCACGGGGACCGCTCGTACCCGGACACCGTCCCCTGGGTGAACGTGCACGACGCGCTGGCCGTCGCGTCAAAGATCGTGTTCCGCTATGCCCAGCGCAAACCGATCATTCAGCTGCGCGTCGCCTCCAAGGACCCGTCCCATTTCAACCAGGTGGTGACACGGACGGTGTCCGACAGGATCACCGTCCAGAACGACGAGATGGGTCTGAACTCCGACTTCTTCGTGGAGCGGGTCACCCACGATATCCGCCGCATCTGGAGCGATCAGGAGCCGGTCCATTCCGTCGTGCTCGGCTGCGAGAAAGAGCCGGAAGCCGTGGAGTCGAACCCCTTCACGTTCGACAAACGCGGCGCCGGATTCGATGAAGGTGTCTTCGATCCGCTCAGCTCGGACGACCCCGCTTCGGTGTTCACCTTCGACGACCCCATCCGGGGGCAATTCGATCTAGGAGTATTCGCGACATGACCATGCTGCTGAAGACGGTGGCCCGCGCATATGTGTATGCCGGGGACTGGGTGGCCGACTGCCCGCGCCCCGGCTGCGGCAACGTGGACCACCTCTACCTCCCCATCCGCAAGGGTGGGCCCCGCACCATTCAGGCACCGTCGTTCCACTGCACCTACTGCGGTATGGACGCAGTAATCGAATGGCCCTCCGACATGGGCGGGCTGATGGAAGTCCTGATGCTCCGCCCGATCCCCCATACCCGGAACTGGTATCCGGCGGATCACGAAACCGCGGTGCGCTTCCGCATCGAGCACGGCCAGAGCGTCGAACAGCTCCGCGAAGAGAACGCAGCCAACGGAGTCGACCCCCGGTAATCGTCGGACACAGCCAGAGAGGGGGCGGTCCAAATTACCTGGACAGCGCCAATGACCGCGGTGGCGGGGAGCATCTTCACCGCCGCTCAGTTCAACACCTACATCCGCGACAACCTGAACGAGACATCTCCCGCAAAGGCCACCACCAGCGGTCAGCTCTTCGTGGCGACCGGCGCCAACTCGATTGCGGCGCGCAGCTTCAGCAACCAGCGGATCGACACGACGGAGACGACGACGTCCACGTCCTATGTCGACCTGGCGACCCCGGGCCCTGCCGTCACCGTGACCACCGGATCGGCTGCAATCGTCTGGATCAATGCCACACTCGACAACGGCACCGTGGACGGCAGCGCAAGTGCCTCGTTCGCCATCTCCGGGGCTACGACGCAGGGTGCGGACAACTCCCGCCGGATCGCCCGCGACGGTGCCTCAGCCACCAACCCGTGCCGTTACGGGGCCTGTAGCAAGGAAACCCTGACGCCTGGCTCCAATACCTTCACCATGAAGTACGTGAGCCAGTCGGCCACCACAGCCTCGTTCTCTTTCAGAGAGATCGTCGTTCTGCCGCTGTAAGGAGAGTCCGTGGCCACGATCAAGCAGTACGTCAAGAATCTGCGGGACGCTCAGTACGACGTGGCCCTGAAGTTCGGTACCGACCTGTCCATGTCGGACGCTCCGATGCGGGCGCTCATGCTCTCGAACCTGACGGTGACCGCCATCCTGATGAAGTCCCTGGTGGACAAAGGCGTGATCACCGATGCGGAACTGAAAGCAACGCTCGACCAGGTCCGCCAGGCGGTCTACAACCGTGAGCCTGTCGATGCCACAGGCTGGGACGACGTCACCCCGGTCACGGGAGTATGAAATGGAATTCACGTCGTTCCTCACTCCGACGGCCGGTGCAACCGGCATTCTGACCCTGGTGGTTCTCCTCGTGCTGTGGGGCAAGCTGATCCCGCGCGCCATGCTCGATGACATCCGTGCCGACAAGGACAAGCAGATCGACACGTGGCGCGCGGCATACGAGAAATCCCAGGACGCCAACGAAGTCCTGCGGCAGCAAGTGACCACACTCCTGGAGGCCAACAAAGTCAGTACCAGCGTGATCCAGGCGCTCCCCCAGGTAGCCGGGATGAACAGTGAAAGGGGCGGCCATGGGGCTGCTAAAGCTTCTGCGGAAGGATAAGGAAACCGGCACGTCCAAGGGTCAGGTGCAGGCGGACAAGGCACTGGCCAAGGCCAGCGGAGACCTCCGGGAGGCAGAGCGGGACACCCCTGAGATCACCAGGAAAGCCGACATTCTCAAGCGGTACGGCGAACAGAACAACTTCGCCCGAGCGATCAAAGAAGCCCTTGGGGGCGCGAAGTGACCAGCACGGAAGTGGTCTATGCAGTTTCCGGTACGTTCACCTGCACGGCCGGTCTCGCCATGCTTCTCGTCTACAGCTATGTGACAGCCTGGTGGAAGTCGCACACCGGACGGATGCTGGCCACGTACGCCGTGGCGGAAACAGGTATGTCGGGGATCTTCGCAGCTGCCGTGGTGCTTCACATCAACCCGGCCTGGTTCAGCGTCGTCTGGGTCGGGCTCCAGGCCACCGTGGGTTTTGTACTCTGGTACCAGACCTTCATGATCATAATACTGAACCGTGCAACCAAGGAGAATCCCGATGAGCTGGTATCGCGGAGCCATCCGGATGGAGCTCCAGCCCGAGAGTGACAGCCAACCGGCGATCCGGCCGACGCAACTGATCTTCCACTCGATCACAGCACCGTGGGACGAGAAAAGGATCTACGAATACTGGCGGGACAGCACCAACCTGGAGTCCCATTTCGGACTCGACTATGACGGGTCCCTCGGCCAGTTCATCGGCACGCAGACGCGGGCGGACGCCACCGGAGCAGCCAACAAGCGGCCGGACGGCACGGGAGCCATCAGTCTGGAGTCCGCCTCCAACCTCGGCGCCACGGACCCGTGGACCCCTGCACAGATCGAGACGATGATCAAGCTCGGGGTGTGGGTGCACAAGGAGCACGGCATTCCCCTGCGCGTCTGCCCCGGACCGGGGGAGCCGGGCTTCGGCTACCACAGGCTCTTCAGAACCTGGAACCCCGACCTGCATTCCTGCCCCGGGGACGCACGCGTCAAGCAGTTCCACAACGTACTCATGCCGGGCATCATCGCCCGTGCCAAGAACCCCGCACCGCCCGTCCCCCTGGAGGACGAAGTGAAGTCCCTGTCGGTCACCTCTCCCGAACTGACGGCCGTCGAGCCGAAGCAGTGGCAGACGCTCGGATTCACCGAGAAGCCCACCATCCTCGGACCGGGCTTCGGCTACCACGCCCTGGTGCAGCTGCGGCTGAGGGACCTGGCTCCCGACGTCAAGGTGCAGGGACGGTTCTTCCACTACCGGGTGGCCGACGGCGTGCATTCCAACGGTCTGGCCATTGACCGGTACTCTCCTGGATCAGGCGGCGACGCTTACCTGGACTTCTCCGCCGGGGGAGTCCTGGACGACGGATACGAGCTCCGGTTCGAGGTCTTCGTCCACAACCCCGAGGGACAGAACGCAAGCGTCGCCCATCGTCTGGTCCGTGGCTCGTACTGGACCGAGTGAGGAGAGATCATGTCGCTCGAACAGAAGATCCTGGAGCAGGTCCGTTCCAGCGTGGAGAACCTGGTGGAGGTTGCCACGGGCGGACTGGAGAAGCGGGTGGAAGAGCTGGAAGCCAAGGTGGCCAAGCTGGAGAACGCAGCCAAGACGGCCCCCGCCCGCGCTGCCCGGGAGGCCAAGGCTGCCGCCGCGGAAGCGACCGGGACGGCCCATAAGTGAAGATTCTCCTCTACCCTGCGGACCAGGGCGGGTGCGGTCACTTCCGGATGATCTGGCCCGCCGAAGCGCTCCAGCGCCAGGGCCACGACGTCACGATCATTGACAGCCGGGAGCGGCAGCTCAAGTTCAAGATGCAGGGGGAGACGGTTGTCGACGTGGTCGACCCTCCCGAGGCGGACGTGATCGTGTTCCAGCGGGTGACGCACCGCTGGCTGGCGCAGGGCCTCGGGATCCTGCGGGAGCGCGGCTACACCGTCGTGGTGGACATCGACGACGACCTGGGACGCATCCATCCCCGCAACCCCGCCTTCGAGGCCATGCACCCGCGCAACGAGATGAAGGTGGAGAACGGACGGCCGCGACGCCACAGCTGGGCGAACCTCGTGACCGCCTGCCGCAACGCGAGCCTGGTCACGGTGAGCACTCCGCAGCTGCTGAACGTCTACGCCAAGCACGGGCGCGGAGCCGTGCTCTACAACTACCTGCCGGAGATCTACTTCGGGGTGGAGCGTCAGGACAGTAACATCCTCGGCTGGCCCGCCGCGATCCAGTCGCACCCGGACGACCCGACACCCGTAGGTGGGGCCGTGTCGCGGCTGTGCAGTGCAGGAGCGGACTTCCGCGTCGTCTCCGACCCCACGGGTGCAGGCATCGCTTTCGGGCTCTCACAGGACCCTCCAGGAGCTTCGTGCTCCCCGCACGAATGGCCCCTGGAAGTGGCGAAGATCGGGGTGGGGATCGCGCCCCTCGCGGACACGGAGTTCAACCGGTCCAAAAGCTGGCTGAAACCCCTTGAGATGTCCGCGCTGGGAGTTCCGTGGGTGGCGTCCCCGCGGGCCGAGTACGAGCGGCTGCACCGGATGGGGACGGGGATCCTCGCGGACCGCCCGCGTGCCTGGTACCGGGAGCTCAAGAGGCTCCACGAAAGTGCACAGGCACGCGAGGAACTGTCGGCTGCCGGTCGCGCGGCGGTGGATGACCTCCGCATCGAGCGGCAGGCGTGGCGCTGGCTCGAAGTCTGGGAGCAGGCGCTACGCGTTCAGATGGTTGCAGGGACAGGGATGATCTCAGCAGGGACCGGCGCGGCCTGAGAGGCACACAATGCGCGGATCTCGTCAACGCGGTCGGACATGGCGTTGATCTGATACAGGAGAGCTGCACGGCGCGAGGCCGTGCAGCCGCTGCTGAGAATCTGGTGACGCTTCACGTCGATGTCTGCCTGGAGCCTTTCCGCATGCTCCAGCAGTTCGCCGGGGGTCATCGTCATGACTACACGTACCTTTCCATGGCAGCCGGATCCAGCTCACGGACCAGCCCCAGTGCCGGTCGGCTGGCCCTGGTCCACGACAGGCCGCAGGAGAGGCACAGTTCGTGGATGCTGGTTCTGACCAGGTTCTTGCTCGAACAGACGGGGCACTTGGCCCGGTCCTTCTTCGCGCTCAGCTTGCGGCGCTGCGCGGTGTCCGTTCCTCCCCAGTAGCCCTCCGCCCGGTTCATCAGTGCGTACATGAGGCACTGCTCACGGACCGGGCAGTGATTGCACAGGAGCCCGGCAATCTCGTCCCGCTCCTTTGCTGTCTCCCGGTCGGGGCAGAGGTCAATACCGGGGTGGTTCCTGCACTCGGCTTCGTCCTGCCAGCGGACCTCCGTAGCGGCCCAGGACAGCTCGGCTGGAGGCATGTGCGGCTCCTTCCATGTTCGTTCTTGCTTTAACTATCCGTCTGAAATGTCAAGCCGGAACCCCCTAAATACGAAAAGGCCCTCCGGATTCCGGAGGGCCCTTTCGGGTGCGTCAGTGCTGGTCGTCGATACCTCCGCGCCGGGGGCCTCCGCCTGCCCGCCGGACTTCCCGGCCACGGGCGGGGAACCGGCGGATCTCCCATGCGTGCAGGACCGTGTACTGATGCTGAGACGTGGTGTCGCTGTACCCGACGTCCGGCACGACCCGCTCACCCTCCTGGGTGACCCAGCCGATAGGGGTCCGGTAGCTGTAGACAACGTAGCGCGCACGCCGGGCTGCGTCGTGGTACCGCGGCGGGAGTGAGCCAGTCGAGCGCGCCCCGCCGGTACCCGCCCAGAAGGCACGGCCCTGGTTGTAGAACGCCTCCTCCCGCTTGATCTTTCCCTCTGCTTCATCTAGACGCCGGACGAGATTCGCCATTACCGGAACGCCTCCTTGCAGAACAGTTCGATCGCACCGGAGAGTCCGAGAGCCTTCGGGTACGCCCAGTCGTGCAGCGGCGCGGCGGCCTTGTCCTTCGGCCGTTCGCCCTTCCAGGCGCATACCTGGATCTCCATGCGCCGGTTCCAGGCCAGAATCTGGTACCCCTCACCCCGGTGGGTGAGGGTCGCCTGTGCGTCGGCCGCCCGCCGGGGGGCGGAGAAAACGTAGGTCATGTCTTCACGCCTCCTGGTCTTTCAAGCCGTCCAGCAGCCTTGCCACGCGGTCTGCCGTCCATTGGTCGTTGTAGACGGCGATCACCTTGGCCCCGCCCGTCTCGCTGATGCGGACGACCGCACCGCGCCCCCCGGGACGCTGCCGGAACTGATAACCCCTTGGCTGTGCCATGGTCATTTCTCCCTGTCAGATGTGGGCCAGGACGAGGACTGCCAGGGAGATATAGATCATTTCCCTCAGTACAGCCTGCCGGGCTGACTGCGCGGTGCGGACCACCGTCTCCTTGCCGATCCGGCTGATGTCCCGGGCCATCTCCATCCCGGTCCAGAAGCACAGGGCAGCGACCGAGAAGATCACGTAGGCGTCCTCCCGGTGCTGCGACACGATGAAGGCCAGCCCGGCGATCATCGACAGTGAGAGGAATACCGAGGCCACGGCAACGCCGTTCCCGAGGACCGGGGGCTTCTTCCCGACCAGCATCACCTTGGCGACGATGTTGAGGAGTGAGGTGGTGATCAGCATCCCCAGCGTGAGGTACGTGATGATCATTCTGTTCTCCTTGATCTGTTGTTCGGGAGGGCCCGGCCGCCAGCGACGGCCGGGCCCGGATGCTGAGGGGTCAGGGACGGCTCGTGCAGCAGCCGCACCCGCCACAGCACGATCCGAGCTTGCAGGAGATGCACACATCACCCAGCGTGCCGAGGATGCGGGCGAGAGCGCGGGTCAGACTGGACTTCATGAGGACTCCTTGATCGGTGGATGTGATCGTCTGGTCTTGCGTGCCTCCGGCAGGATTCGAACCTGCTGTCTCCGGATACCCCCACTGTCAAACGTGGGGGTCCGGCGCTCTGTCCATATGAGCTACGGAGGCCAAAAGGGTGCCGGACCCTCCCGGGGGATGGGGCGGGGGAGGGTCCGGCAGGCCGGTCACGGGGGGAGTTGTAACCGGCCGTCTGGCGGCTGCTCAGCCGAGAAGCATGGCCGTGGCGCGCTCTTCCATCATGAACGCCTTGTCGGCGTCGATGTCACCGGACTGGGCGGCTGCGGTGACCGCGTGCATGATGCCGCCGCGGGTGAGGTCCGAGCCCTTGATGAAGTGGGCCAGCACGTCGTCGTACAGCGCGGAGACCTCAAGCTTCTGAGTGACCTCCTTGATCGCCTTCTCCGGCTGGCGGACCGGCTCGCCCGCCTTCTCCTCCAGCTTGCGCACGACCGTGTGCAGGTAGTCCTCGGTCATGAAGGTGCGGACGGTGTCCCGAGCCATGCTCATGATCAGCTCACGGTTCGCCCTGCGGGTGGCGTCGGAGTAGTCCACCAGGCCGTCGTCCAGCCGGGCCCCGAGGTGACGCTGCGCCAGCGCACCGACGTCCTTCTTGATGGTCATCCCGTTGGTGCAGACCTCCGCAACGATGCGGGGGTAGAGGAAGAACGACCCGTGCCCGGTCTCGGAGTTGCCGAGGACGAAGCCCGCGTGGACGACCGGGTTCTCGGCTCCGCGGTTGCCCGTGAAGGGGCTCACGTAGTTCTTGAGCAGGCTCTCGGCCTGCACCCGGATTTCGGGGACCTCCACCGTGACGTACATCCGGCGGCCGGTCAGGTCACACGAGGTGATGTTCTGCGGGCCGAGTCCGGCGGCCTTCATGCCCGCCATCGCGGCGCGCAGCGTCTCCGTGTGGTCCACGATCTTGTACGCGTTGCTGAGGAGCGCGCGGGCGCTGCCGATCTCGCCGCCGTCCGCATCCTTGAGCGCGCGGAGCATGAACGACTTGTCCAGCGGCTCGCGGATCACCCGGGGCTCGGGGGAGCTGCCGTCGGAGACAGTCTTGCCGAAGATCAGGCCGTTGAGGGTGCCGTCGATCAGGTCGGTCCATCCGTTCTCGCGCAGCGTGCGCAGGAAGGCCCGGGGGATGCCGACGCGGGAGCTGACCCCCTCGTCGAAGATGTCCGTGGGGCGGAACACCTGCACCGGGGACTTCACGCCGGTCTCGGTCAGGGTCGGCTCCAGGTCGCTGCGCAGGACCCGCAGGTTCCCGCCGGAGAAGCAGAGGTTGGTCGCGGGGACGACGACGTCCACCTTGCGCTCCTGCTGCTCGTCCAGCGTGGCCAGCAGGGTGTCGAATCCGGTGCGGCGGAGAGTGTCGGTCATGATCTTTGCTCCTTGTTCGTTCAGTTGGACTTGCGATTTCAGTAAATCAGGTGGGAGGCCGGGGGACAACCCCCGGCCTCCTCTCACAGGTGCTCCAGGTCCTTCACGGTCAGTGCCCTGCGGGTATGGCAGGAGTTCCACCAGCGCAGGTCGGTCTCCGGATTGCCCGGTCCCGGCATCCGGCTGAAGTCCTTGCCGGTGCGCACCTGGTACTCCCAGCTGCCGTCGGAGCAGGGATGATCGGCCACGGCAACGATGACGCCGGTACCGCCGATCTGTGCCCGAGCCCACTGCTGCGCGCCGTGGTAGACGCGGGTACCGACGGCCAGCCTGGTGTGGATCCTCATACGTTCACCCGCCTCTGGCCGGACTTCCAGCCCTCCCAGCCCTGCCGGTCGGCCTTGTCCAGCCAGGCAGCCACGGAGCGCATGTCCCCGGCCGACAGAGCGACCGAGCGGGAGTCGCCCGACGCACTGTGCCAGGCAACGGTGACAACGCCGTAGCCGCTCTCGTACCGGCGCACCGTTGCCCGGTGGGTCAGGTCGGAGAACTCGATCTCCGGCTCACTGCCCCGGAACCACTCGGCCAGCACAGCGAAGTCGTCCCGCTCCAGCAGGAAGCTGACACCGCCGTTCGTGGTCCGGTGGAACACGCTCAGGAGCGTGGTGTCGTCCTGCGGTACCCGGCTGTACCGGGGCCCGAACTCCAGGACCGTCCGGCCGTCTGTCCCCACCTGCTGGTAGGGCGTGATCTTTCCCATGGTCTTTCCTCTCTCGGTTTCAGTTGTCCTGCGGGGATCCAATGCCGTGTTACTGCCAGCCCAGTGCTGCGATCATGGCGCGCAGAACACTGGGACTCTCCGGAGTCCGGCCGTGGTCGAACCGGACTCCGAGCTTGCGCAGTTCTTCGAGCAGTTCACTTTGGATCTTCCGGGCTTCGTATTCTTCCCGGGTGATCAGGTAGCTGTGCCCGTAGTTGTCGTTCCGAACGCCGTCTTCGATCCGGTACGTTTCGGTCCCGAGGTCGAGCCTTTCCGGATAGAGGAGGACGTGCACCAGCGTGCGGCCGACCTTGTGAATGGTGACTGTCGGGGGTGTCTGGTCTTTCTCCCGGCGACCCCCGTAACGGGTCACCAGGTAAACCTCGTCACCCGTCTTGAGTCCTTTAAGGCTTCCCATGATCTTTCCTCCTTCGGTGTTCAGTTGCGGGGGTCAGCAGCTCTGGTCAGCGACGGACGCCCGGAGGCTTCGCATGATCCGTCACTGTACTGCTGACCCCCTCGCTCCCCGGGCTGGATTCGAACCAGCGCACCACGCCTTAACAGGACGCTGCTCTGCCTGCTGAGCTACCGGGGACCAACCGGGCCGTGGCCCGGCGCTGATCTACATTCCCTTCCAGGGCCAGTACCCGAAGTACGCCCGGAACAGGCCGAACGAACCTGCGGTGACTGCCAGTACAGCGGCCATGAGGACCACCGCGAATTCCATCATCACTATGCCTTCTTCCAGACGCGCACCCAGTCGACTTTCAGGGTGCTGGATTCCTTGGTCCCTCCGAAGTCCCCATTGGTGTTGTCGATCACCAGGTACAGCGGAGAGGCTGCCACTCCGGAAGTCTGCGTGTGGACCACCCGGCCGTCGTAGTACCAGGTGACCTTCGATCCGGGCACGAGCTGTGCGGAGTAGACGTGCCAGGCTCCGGCGTAGCTGCCCGGTGCACAGTCGCCGTCGTTGGCGGAGCTGGAGTGGTAGTACGAACAGACCTGACCACTCAGTCCCTCGGCTATGTCGATCTCTCCCGTGGCGGGCCAGCTCTGACCGGTCGCCCACCAGGCAGGCCAGTTGCTCACCTTGCCGGTGCTGTCCGCCGGGACGAACACCCGGGCCTCGAACACCGTGGTTCCGCTGGACTGCCAGCCGCCGGATTCCCGCCCGTCGCTCGGGTCGGTGGTCACCGCGGAGCCGGTCCACGCCTTGCCGCAGGACGAGCCGGGGGTGAGCGCGAGGTTCAGCATGCCGCCGGACACCGTGACGTGATCAGAGGCGTAACAGGCAGTCTCGGCCGAGTTGATCGGGCCCGGACCCCCGCCCCAGTTCTTGCGCCAGAGCGCGGTGTTCAGCGATGTGCCGCTGAAGTCGTCCGCGCGGGCCAGCGCCCACGATCCGGGGACTCCCAGCGGACCGCTGCCCGGCGGGACCGGGCGGGCGGAGACGGTGAACGTCTTCGCCGGGAAGGGGTGCCAGACGTCGCGGTAGCGGTAGCTGGCGAAGTACCGGTAGGTCCCCGGCGCGAAGGTCCGGGCGGCCGTGGTGAAGCTGTGCGGCGTGGAGGTGACCGTGTAGCCGGTCAGCCCTCCGGTGAAGTCCAGGTTGCGTCCGGCGCTGTCCCGGACGGCTATCTTGATCCTCTGCGCTGTCAGGGTTCCGGAGGTGACGTGCAGCCGGGCCGTGGCCCGTACCGGCTGGCCCTCCTGCGGGGCGGCCGGACTGACGGACAGCGCATCGAGCTTCACCTGCTGCTGCGTGGCGGCGACCACAGACAGCTCCAGGGTGTCCCGGTGGACGGCCGGACGCTGCGCCGTGCCGCACGCGGGAGCCGCCGCGAACAGCACGGCAGCCACGGCGAAACACAGCACGGACTTGAGAGCGTCCGGCCACTGCTTGGGGGTGATCATGTGACTCCTCGTTTCGGTTGTACGCGTGGGCCCCACAGGGATCGAACCTGTGACCTCCGGGATTTCACTCCGGCGCTCTTCCGGCTGAGCTAGGGACCCCCGCATCCCTCCCGACGCATGAGCGGGAGGGATGCTTTGTTCAGACCTTCCTGTCCTTCATCATGCGCCTGCGCGCGGCCCTGTCCTTCGGGAGCCGAAGCTCCCCGGTGTACTCCTCGGGAGGCTCCTCTCCCGCCTTGTACACCTTGGCCCGCTTGACCGGGCTCACCGGACGTCCACCGTGCGCATGGCGAGCTGAATCAGCGCGTCGTACGACGGGGAGTCCACGGCTTCCCGGGAGAACGTCTCGGCCGCTTCCCGGTGTCCCGCCCTGCGCAGGGC